CGACTGCTGGGGGCTTTTCCGCATGGTCTACGCCGAAGTGCTGGGTATTGAGCTTCCCGCCTACAGCGCCTCTTACCCGACCGCGCTTGACCGGGAGGTGACGACCCGGCTGGTGAACGGCGGCAAGGACGACTGGGTAAAAGTGACCGAGCCACGTGCGGGCGACGGCGTGCTGATGTACAGGATGTTGCGCCCGCATGTTGGTGTCGTCATCGGCGACGGGCTGATGCTGCATATCGAGAAGGGCACGGGGGCGGTGATCGAAAGCTACCAGTCGCTGAGAGTGGCTGGCACGCTGGAGGGCTTTTACCGCTATGAGGCCGTCTGAGCCCCGCGATGGCGAAATCTTCCTGCCCGACGAGAAGGTCCGGGTCTTCCTGTTCCCGCACGCTTTCGGCTCGCAGCGGGAAGCGTTCGACGTGCCTGCGGGGCTGTCGGTCACCGAAGCGATAAAGCTCGCCAAGGGCCGCGCGCCGATCTTCCCGGCCAAGTTCGGCTTCTACCTTCAGGACGGCACCCGCGTTCCTGAAGAGATGTGGGACCACGTCAGGCTGAAGCCCAACACCTCGGTGGTCGCCCGCCCGGTGGCGGAAGGGCCATTCATGGCGCTGATACCGCTGCTGAGCAGTGCTTTTGCCGGGTTCCAAGCGGCAATTGCGGCGCTGGGCATATTCGGCAAGCTGATCATGCTGGGCATCAGCATCGGCCTGCAATTCCTGCTCAACAAGCTGTTCGCGCCCAAGCCGCCAGACCCCAGCGACGCCAAGCCGGTGTACAGCATCAGCGCGAGCCGCAACCAAGTCGCCCAGTGGCAACCCATACCCCTGCTACTCGGTCGGATGCGCATCACCCCGCCGCTCGCGGCGAGCCCCTACACCGAGATAGTCGGCGACGACCAGTATCTCAGGCAGTTATTCTGCAATGGCTACGGGCCGCTGGCGCTGGAAATCGACACGGCCAAAATCGGCGAGACGCTGGTCAGCAGCTACCCGGAAGCGGAAATTCAGCACAGGTACGGCGACTATGTGGGCGAGCCCGCGACGACGCTTTACCCGGCGAGCGTCATCGACAACCCGCTGAGCATCGAACTGAAGAAGGTTGACCCGCCGAGCAAGCAGGCGTGCGCCACGGACGGCTATCAGGTGGCGCTTGATTTCATGTGGCCCAACGGCCTGTGCTGGATCGACGAGAAGGGCAAGCGCCAGCGCATGGGCTATTCGATTTCCATCCGATACCGGGAATACCCGTCCGGGGTGACGTGGACGAGCGCCCCCAATTTCTGGATGGTTCTGGCCACCCAGAAGGCGACCCGGCGCACGGTCACCATCAACCTGCCGGTGGTCGGTCGGCAGTACGAATTCGAAATCCACAAAGAGGGCAACGAAATGTCCCAAGCGCAGATCGACCGGTCGAAGATAGGGGTCTTCGACACCTGCATGTGGACGGCCATCCGTACGTTCCGCACGGGCGAGCCGGTGCGCTTCACCGACGCCCCGGTCAGCCTGACGGCACTGCGTGTCAAGGCATCGGGCCGCATCAACCAGAGCGTGGACACCTACAACATCCTTGCCACCTCAAAGGTGACCGCGTGGAACGGCACGGCGTGGGTCGCCAACACGGCTTCCCGCAGTCCCCCGGACCTGTTCAGGTGGGTGCTGCAATGCGGGGCCAACCGGCGGCCATTCCCCACGGCCAAGATCGATCTGGTGGCGCTTCAGCAGTGGTCGGCCTACTGCAAGACCAAAGGCTTCGTCTATGACAAATGGGTCGTCGGCCAGATGTCGGTGTTCGACCTCCTGACCGAAATCTGCGCGGCGGGCCGCGCCATGCCGGTGTTCAAAGATGGCAAATGGTCTGTCGTCTGGGACGATCAGAACGTGCCGATCAGCCAGCTTTTCACCCCGCGCAATAGCTGGAACTTCGAAGAGCAGCGCGACCTTGAGCCCATCCCCCACGGCTACCGGATACGCTTCCCCAACGAGCAGAAAGAGTGGAAGGAAGACGAGCGCGTCGTCTACAACGATGGGTACAACAAGGCCAATGCGACCCTGCTGGAAGGCTTCGACACGCCGGGCCAGACCCACACTGACAGAGTGTGGCGACATGCCCGCTTCCACCTTGCGCAACGCATCCTGCGGCCCGGCATCTACAGCATCATGACAAGCTGGGACGCGCTGCCGCTCATCCGGGGTGATCGCGTCAGGGTGAATTTCGACAGCTTCAAGTACGGGCTCTACGCGGGGCGCGTGGTGTCGGTTGACGGCCCCAACCAGATCGTCACGGTGGACACCAACCTGACGCTGGCAGGCACCACCGGCTATATGTTCCGCTTCAGGCTGGCGAATGGCACGTACCTTGAGCGCTCAGTTGATCCGACGCTTTACCAAGGCGAATACACAACGGTTCAGTTGGTGGGTACTGGGCTTCCTATGCCTGCTGCTAACGATCTGTTTTCCTTTGGTTATTCTGGCACTGACAGTCGGGTTTTCAGGGTAACCGGCATCGAGCCCATGGAAGACATGGTGCATCGGCTGACCCTCGTAGCCGACGCCCCGGAAATCGCCAACGCCGACATCGGGCAAATCCCGGCCTACACCGAAGGCATCAGCGACCCCATCGACCCGTTCCTGATGCCGCCGAAGAATTTGCAGGTGACCGATGGCGTCTATTCCGAAGGCGGCGTGCAGTATTGGGCGGTGCTGTACATAAGCTGGGATGCGCCACCGTTCGGGCGCACGGCGCAGTTCCAGCTACAGTATCGCGAAGAGAACGACGACACCGATAAGTGGGTTTCGCTGCCGTCGCAGGCCGCGACGGTCAACAACACTGAAATCCGCCAGCTTGAGGCGGGCGTCTACACGGTGCGCATCCGCAGCGTGTTCGAGAACGGCAGCTATTCGAACTGGCTGTATGCGCCTGCACATGCCACCACCGAGTTCTCGCAGCCGCCAGCCGATGTCGAGAATTTCCGCATCTCGACCACGGGCGACGTGTCAATCTTGCGGTGGGACGCCGTGGCCGGTGTCGATGTCTCGTATGAGCTTCGCCATGCCGCCGATGGCATCGTCGCGCCGATCTGGAACGGGGCGCTGCCACTCATCGATACCGTGACGACCTCGGCGCAGATTGGCACAAGAACAGGTACATTTTTTATTAAAGCCAAGCGCCCTTGGGGCTTGGCATCTGCTAATGCGAAGACGATTTATACTAATGTTGCCAGCCTGACAGCGCTGAACTTCATCACCGTAATTCAGGAAGACCCCAATTTTACCGGTGTCAAGTTGAACACCGAGATGGTGGCCGAAGAATTGCGGCTGACCGACGATGTCACCGGGCTGAATTTCCAGATCGACGGCACCTACACCTTTGCCAATCAGATCAACCTCGGCGAGAACATCGCCGCGCGCATCACCCTGTTCATCGACGCCTATGGCTACAACCCGCAGAACGTGATGTCGAAATGGGTGACGCTGGCGAGCGTCAACCCCATCGACCCCATCGACAAATCGGAATGGTCGATACAGCCCGAATACCGCATCACGCAGGTCAACCCGACATCGAACCTGTGGGAAGCATGGCGGCCTTTCGGCGGGCTGACCGACATCGTGGCGTGGGGCATCCAGTTCCGGCTGGTACTCAAGGGCAAGGTGGAAATGGACGTTGAGAGCAACACCGTCTATTCGACCACCACGCCCGCCATCCAGCAGTTGTCGGTGACCATCGATATGGCCGACCGCATCGAACAGGGCGACGACATCATAGCTCCTGCGCCCGGCATCACGATCACTTATCCGAATGGCAAGTACCGGGTGCCCCCGGCAGTGGTCATCACGCCGCAGAACATGGTGCAGGGCGATTACTGGATCGTAAGCGCGAAGACCGAAACGTCTTTCAACGTGAAATTTTACACCAGTGGCAATGTGTTGAAGAGCCTGACATTCGACTGGATGTCGAAAGGCTGGGGAAGGGTTCAATGAGCCAGTTTAATTTCGGCACCATCGTTGCCAGCACCAAGTCGGGTTCCGGCCTCGCTGCCGACCTGAACGCATGGCGCGACGCGCTGCACACGACCCACAAGGGCGCTGCCGTGCCCACCTACAAGGTGGCGGGCCTGAACTGGATAAACGACACCAACGCGGCGTCGTGGGTTGACTACGTCTATGACGGCGTCGGCAGCGCCCTGCGCGGCTTCATCGACCCGGTGGGGCACCGGTACTCGTCGGCAGGCAACTTCGCCCGCACCATCGCTTCCGGCGGCGCTACGCTGCACCTGAGTGATTGGGGCACCCTGTTCAACTTCAGCGGTGCGTCGGCGCAGACGGTCGCCATAGACCCCAAGGCGACGCTCATCGCGGGCTGGTGGGTGCGCATCATCGCGGCCAACATCACCATCACCATCGACCCCTACGCGGCTGAAACGGTGGACGGTGTCACGGCGCTGACCCTGACGGCAGGGGCCAGCATCACGCTGTTCTATGACGGCACCAACCTGTTCACCGACAACACGATGGGTGGGGCCTTCCCGGTCGGCGGCGTGGTTCACGTGCCCTCGGCGAACCCGCCAGCGGGCTTCCTGCGCCTGAACGGGGCACTGCTGACCCGCGCGAGCTACACCAGCCTGTGGGGCTTTGCACAGGCCAGCGGCAACCTCACGTCAACCGATGCCCTGTGGACGGAAGGCCAGTTCTCGCCCGGTGACGGCTCGACCACGTTCCGCATCCCTGATGGACGCGGCAACTTCGTGCGCAACTGGGACAATGCGCGAGGCGTGGATGCATCCCGCGCCATCGGCACCCTGCAACAGGACGCCATCGAAAGCCACGCGCACACTGCAAGCAGCGGCGCAGCAGGCACCCACAACCATGCCGCCTACGGCACCATCGACGCAGCGGCGGCGCACAGCCACACGTACACTCAAATCTATACTCATGCGAACTACTGGGAGAATTCCATAGAAGGCGGCGATGCTAGGGACAGTCGGTCGGCCAACACGGGCACAGGCGGCGCGCATGGCCACACTTTCAGCGGCGGCTATACCGACACTGTGGCTAACCACGCCCATACCGTCACCGTCAACGCCACGCCCGCGATGGCTGAAACCCGCCCGAGAAATATCGCGCTGCTGGCCTGCATCAAATACTAGGGGAGAGTGTTAAGATGCGAATTTACAATTACCACTTCCAGACCGGCGAATTCACCGGGGAAGACGACGCCGACCCGGATTTGCTTGAGCCCGGAGCCTTCATCATCCCGGCCTACGCCACCACCAAGGCACCGCCGGAACTTGAGACAGGCCAACGCGCCGTCTTCGACCGCGAACGGGATGACTGGGTAGCCGACAGCGGGCCACCGCCGACGCCACTGACATTCGCCGAGAAGCTGGGCCAGATACCGTTCAGCCTGCTGGGCGGCGAAACCATAGGGGACCTATTCGATGGCCAGTGAAAAAGTCATGACGGAAATCGCCGACAAGCTGTTCTGCCAGCGTGTCGCTTACGCGGCCATGCAGATCGCGCAACGCGCTACCGGGGAGCCCCCGGAAACGCCGAATTACGCCAACCGGCTGGCCTACGCCAACCAGATATTCCGGGGCGACGAGCGCCCGCTTCTGCTCGCCGTTCACGCGGTCAGCAACAGCCCGGACATCACCAGCGCGCTGGAAAGCGGCACCAGCGCCGATGTGACCGACGAGCAGTTGGCCAGCGCCCTTGAGGCGATCTGGGACACCCGCGCTACGGCGTTCGGCAGCGTCAACAACGAGCTTATCCGCAGCTATCAGGCCATCAATGAAAGCAAGCTGCAAGCTGCCCGGCTCACGGAAGTCATGGAAGCTGCCAATGACAAGGTGGCAGAGGCAACGGCGGCGTTAACGGCAGCAACATCGGCGGCAAAGGCACCACCGCCTAAAAGGGAGCTGAAAAATGAGAACCGCTGAACTGCAATCACGCCTGCGGGCGCTGGGGCTCGACCCCGGCCCGACCGATGGCGTTTATGGCCCGCTCACGGAAGAAGCCATTTTCGACGCGCTCGACCTGTGGGCACCTGATGTGCCTGAGCCGATCATCCCCAACGGGATTATCCCGGATGAGTGGATGCCCGACTGTTCGATGGAACGGGTGATCGTCCATTGGACGGCAGGCGCTTGGAAAGCCAACAGCGACGATGTGGCCCATTACCACATCCTCGTTGAGGACGATGGCAGGCTGGTTCGCGGCAGCTATTCCATCAAGGACAATGTGAATACTTCCGATGGCCGGTATGCAGCGCACACGAAGAACTGTAATACTGGTTCAATTGGTGTTTCCTGCTGTTCAATGGCGGGTGCGGTTGAAAACCCGTTCAGCGCGGGCAAATATCCCACCACTGAAACCCAGTGGGAGACGATGTGTCAGGTCGTGGCCGAGCTTTGCTCGCGCTATTCCATCCCCATCACCGACGATACTGTTCTTTCCCACGCTGAGGTGCAGGCCAATCTCGGCATCGCGCAATCGGGCAAGTGGGATTATACACGCCTCGCCTTCGACGCATCCGTCAAAGGCGCGAAAGCCTGCGGCGACCGCCTGCGTTCGACTGTGCGGGAAAGAGAGCAGGCTGTCGTAAGCGTGATGTCCGTGGAGACGGCTTCATCGCCGGAACCGACCGTCGAACCGTGAAAGGATCGCAGTCATGATAGCCGCACTGGTCAACCTGCTCGTCTGGATAATCGTGCTGGCCCTCGTCGGCGGGCTGGTGTTCTGGGCGCTCGACTACCTGAACGTGGCAGAGCCGTTCAACCGCTTCGCCAAGATGGCCATGGTGGTCGTTGCGGTGCTGATCATCATCCTGCTGTTGCTTCAGTTCACCGGAGTTCATGTCGGGTTGCCGAGTGTGACCTGATCTTCGGCGGTTAAAATCAGCGCTGGGCCACCCAGCGGCCCCGCCAGCGCGTTTCCGGGGTCTGGCCGGTATCAGACAGCGGCGAAGGCACGAACCGCCTGTACGGGGCAGACATATGGTGAACGACTGGCTTGGTTACCTGAAGGGCCTGACCCTCCGCAACGTGGGGGTCATCATCGCGCTCGCGCTGGTCTTGATCCCCGGCTATTTCGCCTACAAGCTCACGACCGACAACGAGTTCGCCAGCGTATTCTTTTCGACCTACTCGGAAGCCCCGATACCGGCAACCGACTGCTTCATGCGCATCGCCAGCGTGAGCGGCGGCGGCAATGACTACCGGGTCAGCAGGCCGTTCGCCTATTCGGGGCAGGACAGGTGGGTGATTTCGATTGAGACGCCAAACGAGCCGGATGCCAATCAGGCTGTTGCACTTTGCAACATGCTGGGGGCGATCATCGCCTATGCGCGCGACCCGGAGAACCACCCCAGCCCGGTCTTTCCCGGCGGCGACATCAAGATTTTCCCGCCGTCCACAATTCCAATTCGATGAGGAACTGACATGGCCAACGGCGCAGACAAGGTGAGTTTCTACGTGGACGGCGGCAAGGCGCTGGGCGATTACCTGATGTACACCCCGCCCATGGTCGGCGACGATGTGACGTTCGGGGACGGGGAAACCTACACGGTGGTCGAGCGCAATTTCGACATGCCCGACAACACGATCAGGGTCACGGTCTGGGTCAAGACCGGCCATTGAGGTTGGCAAGCGCGTTGAGCGCGCGGCGCACCTCGTCGGCCAGCGCGACCGTGGCGGGGGAGATGAGCCCGCCGTTGCCGCCTTGGTACTTGCCGCCGATCATCGTCCCCTGATCGTCGTGGGACAGCGAGGCCAGCAGCGCTTCCACGGCTTTCACCAGCCGGGCGACGGGCAGGGCATGGGTGTCGCTCACTGCCCCGCCTGCCAATACTCTGCCATGGTTACGAGAAGCAGCATGAACAATGACCCCAACAGGAACGCGCCGCCTGTTTCTGGTGTGAGCTTCATTTCCCCTCCTTCGCCAGCGCGGTGCGGGCACGCTTTCCGCCGTCAGCATCCAGTGCGTGGCGTGCAGGGTCACCGATACTGCCGAGCTTGCGACAGCCTGCGACCTGCTCAGCGTACCATTCCAGCGCCTCGCGCAGCTTGTCCCGCTCCTCGCGGAGCCGCCCGTTCGCGAGCAGCGCGTCAGTGTAGCGTTGGTCGCTCATTACCGCGCCGCCTTCTCGTAGCGGGCAAAGCCGATGAACAGCCGCCCGTTCCTGTTGTCGCGCCCACGCACCAGCCACCAGCGGCTGGGCCACAGGCGGACAAGTTTGCGGGTGCCGAGCAGCGTCGCTGCGTAGCCTGTGCGATGCAGCAGCATCAGGTTTCCTCCGCTTTGGGGGGTGTTGGAATTTTCGCCCAGTGCGTCGGCTGTGACAATGCGTACTTGGAGCCGTACTGCCAGTTCGTTTCCAGCCGCCAGCCAGTCCGGTCGTCGGGAACGTAGCGGGCAAGACCGATCTGGTCCGGCTGGATAGCCAGTTCCCCCAGCCGCTCGCCACCGCGACGAAATATCAGGAAGTGTTCGCCCCACCTCGGAGCATCCTTTTCCATCGTGCTAGCTGACACCCAGACTTGAGCCTCGCGCAGCCGGTCCCGCTCCGTCATCAACTCCAATATGACCCGGCCTGCGTCATCGTGTTCCCATGACTGGTCGATCATTTCCCCGCCTCCTTCGCTAGCGCGGCTTCGGCGCGAAGCCACGCGGCCTTAGCGACAAGCGGCTCGGTGTTTTCGTCAATAGCCAAGAGCCCCGTCAGCGCCTCGCGCAGCCGGTCCCTTTCTGCTATCCGCCCACCAAGGTTAGTCCAGTATTTCTGATAGCGCGGGTCGTCAGCACTCGTAACGCTCAGCGCCTCGCGCAGCCGGTTGTTTTCGATAGAGGTCTCAAGCTGAGAGCGTTCCAGTTTTACAACACGTTCTCGCAGCCGGTCGATTTCGTTGGCAGCTTCGGTGAGCAGCATCAATTCGCCGCCGGGCCATGCAGATGGGTTGCGGAGCCTGTCAGTCAGATCGCTCATTGTCCTTAATCTCCGTCTCGCCCGAAGATTGCTTCACCGCGTCGCTCTAGCGCCGCGCGCAGCCGGGCACATTCGGCTTCGGCGGCTTCGGCTCGCTTGCAGGTATCGCGCACCTGCCACATGAACTTGTCCTTGGTTTCACGCAGGCTTGCGCACTCGGCTTCCGCCGCTTCCATCCGCTTCAGCATCTGCTGTTCACGTTGGGTCTTCGTGCCGGTCGGCTTGCGAGCGATTATTTCCAGCAGCCGCTTGTTCTCGGCTTCGACTTCCCGGACGCGGGCCAGTATGTTGTTCAGCCACTCAAGGGCGAGCTTCTGCGGGTTCTCGTCAGGCATTGCTGGTTTCCTCGGTGAGCGCGCCGTCGATGATCTGGATGACGCCCTTCAGCACGTGGCGCATGGCGTGGGCCGAAATGGCGTCCAGCGTCATGCCGTGGGTCACCAGCACCTTGTGGGCTTCCTTGAAATCGTACTCGGGGAAAATTTCCAGCGGGTAGGCTTTGGCCCACGATCTGATTTCGTCCAGCGCCATGTTCAGCCGCTCGTTTGTCTCGCGCAGCCGGTCGCGTTCCCACTTCACGCGGCGGATGGTCTGGGCCAGTGTCTCGGCGGTTCTCATATCCACGCCTGCAAGCCATCGTTGACCACGGCACGGGCGATGTCGCGCTTGGTGCGCAGCGCCATCAGGATTTTCTCATCGACGGTTCCGGGGGCGACGATGTCAACGTAGGTGACCGTCCCCCGCGTGCCGATGCGGTGGGTGCGGTCTTCCGACTGCTCGCGCAGTTCCCAGTCGTAACCGTTGCTGTAGTAGATCACCAGCGTGGCCGCCGTCCACGTTCGCCCGCGCCCCCCGGCTTGGTCGGTGGCGACCATGAAGCGCCGCCTGCCGCCTTGGAACTGGGCCTCGTATTCCTCGCGCTGGGCGGTGCTGACGCCACCGTGCCATTCGGCCACGGCATCCTCGCCGTAGAGCTTGCGCAGTTCCCCGGCCACCAGAGCGGCGTCGGCCCGCCAGTGGCACCAGATCACCGCCTGCTCTTCGCTCGCGCCCACGATGGCCTCTACAGCCGCCATGCGGTTGCTGTGCAGAAGGCGCAGGACGCCATCGTCGGTGCGCACGTGGCCGCAGATCACCGAGTGCATCCGCATCAACTGGGTGATCACCAGTTGGGTCGTGGCTTCGTGGCCGTGCACCTTGGCCAGCGCGAAATCGCGCAACTCGTCGTAGACGCCCCGCTGTTCCTTGGTCAGTTCCACTTCCCAGCGGCGGTAGACCTTGGGCGGCAGGTCAAGGCACTCGGCCTTGCGCCTGCGGAAGCTGTGCAGGCCGACGAGGCGGGCAAGCTCGTCGGTGTTGGCGGGGCCGCCTTCCTTCTTGACGGTGCGCACGCCCGTGTACACGTCGATCATCTTGTTGAAGCGCGCCTGAAACACCCGGAAGCTGGTGAAGCCCAGCGGGTTCTGGCCGGGGCGCAGAAACTCGAATTGCGCCCAGAGGTCCGACTGCGAGCCGGTGGACGGCGAGCCGGTCATGATGCGGTGCATCTTGGCCAGCCGCGACAGCTTGTGCAGCCACTTGGTGCGCTTGGCGTCGAAGGTCTTGATGACCGTGCTTTCGTCCACGACCATCATGGTGCGGTGGGTGGCGCAGAACTTCTTGATCAGCCCGATGGCATCCGGGGTGGCCGCGAGGCTTTCGATGTTGATGACCAGCACGCGGGGGCTGGGCAGGCTGGTGTCCATGAGCCAGTCGATGACGGGCCTGTCGGTCTTCCACCGGCCCGCCCGGTACAGGTACATGCGGGCGGTTTCCAGATGCTTGTCCCAGACCCACCGCTGAAGCTCGCCGGGGTTGTCTTTGTGGTCGCGGTGCCAGTTCGTGTAGACGCCCTTGGGGGCGATCACGATCAGGCCGTCAACCCTGTCGTCCTCGTAGTTCAGCAGGAAATCGTCAATCAGCACCCGCGTCTTGCCCAGCCCCATTTCCAGAAAGTAGGCGAAGAACGGCTTCTTCCAGCCGCAGGCCAAGGCTTCGGCCTGATGGTGCAGCGGCGGTGTCCGGGGAGCATAGGCGGTGGGCATGTCGTGCAGGGTCATCAGCACAGTGTACGATCCTTATTTAGATGGGGAAACCCCACCCACCCCCACCTCTTATAAAAGCTCGCCTATACGGGAAACCTTAAAAATAAAAAGCCCGCGCGAGGCAATAGTGTAAAAATCTAATAGGTGTTCACGTATATGCGGGCTTTTTCAATGGGTTAGGCACCTATTGGTTTGCTATTGGTTTTTCCGTCCCCGAAAAAACAATAGCTGGTCATTGCCCATCAAAAATAAGGGGCGTACCGTCAAGGGGCAACTGACGAGGAATACCCGACATGGCAGACACTGACTTGGCCGCAGAGCTTGCGGCAGAGGCTCTTGCTGCGGCCTTCCCGGAAGGGGAGGAAGCGGCGTCTGAACGGCCCACGCTTGAGAGTATGCAGGCGCTGGCGGAAGAAGTCATCGACATAGACGAGCGCATCGCGAAAAACGAAGCGCGCATCAAGGAACTGCGAGCCCGCCGGGACACCATCCTGACGGCGAGCCTCGTTGACATGATGGATGAAGCTGGCGTGAGCCTGCTTCAGGTGGGCGACAGGAAGTTTCAGGCCGGGCCGTACTACAAGGCGCTCATCCCGGTGGACGACCAGCAGCACCCCGGCCTCGCGTGGCTGGACGAACATGGTGCTGGTGATTTGATTAAAAACATCATCACCGTCGCGTTCCCGAAAGGTGCGGACGATGAAGCCCGGCTGGCCGAGCAACTGATCCGTCAGCGGTTCCAGATGGCCGATGTGTCCCGTCAGCGGGCCGTGCATCACATGACGCTGACGGCGTGGCTGAAGGAAATGCACCAGAGCCAGAACCCCCACAAAGTGATGCCGCCGCTGGATGTCATCGGCGGCACTATCGGACGTATAGTCAAGATCAGCAAAGCAAAGGAGTAGTCTAAATGGCACGTGCAGAGAAAAAGCAAGAAGTCGCCACACGCGGCGGCAACGGGGGTGGCGTGACCATCACCGACGACATGCTGAAGGAATTGATCGCCGACGCAGGGGCGGGCATTTCCACCGCTGCGGAAGACAATTTGATACCCATCATCCTGTTGCTTCAGGACATGAGCCCCGAGGTCAAGAAGCGCGACCCCAACAACTACGTCGAAGGGGCCGAGGCCGGGATGTACATGAACCGGGCGACCAAGCAGCTTTGGGCTGGCGACAAGGCCATGTCCGAGCGCACCGGCAAGCCGATGCTGGAATTCCAATACTGCTATCTGGACAAGGGCATCGTTGAATGGGTGCCTCGCACCGAGGGCGGCGGCTTCATTGCCCGCTACCCGCTGGACGGCGACGTGGAAAGCGCCATGCGCAAGATTGGCGGGCGGAAGGGACGCGACCCCAACGACCCCAACAAATCCGTGTGGAAGGCCCCCGAGAGCAACAACGACCTGATCGAAACCCGCTACCACTTCGGGCACATCATCAACAACGACCACCCGCAGCCTGCGGTGATCCCGTTCTCTTCGACGGGGCACACCACCAGCCGCCAGTGGACGACGATGGCGGGTGGCTTCATGACCGAGGTCGCCCACCCGGACACCGGGGAACTGGTGCTGGTCAAGCAGCCTGTCTGGTGGCGCAAATACATCGTCGGCAGCAAGGCGCGTGAGAACAAGAAGGGCAGCTTCTTCGTCGGCACCATTGCTGACGGCGACGTGATCCCCAATGCGTCCATCCGGGCCATGGGCAAGGCCATGTACGAGGCGGCCAAGGCGGGCACCGTCCGGGCCGGGGCCGAAGACTACGCCGGGGATGGCGGCGGCGGCGAAGTCAGCGACGAAATCTGAGCCCTGAACCTCAACCCAACCCAGCCGGGAACGCCACCCGGCTGGGCCTGCACAGGTGCGATCAATGACCGAAGAAGACGACGAGGCGCTGGCCAAGCGCATGATGCTGCGTTTCGAAGGCTATGTGGCGGCTTATGGCGGCTATGACCCGGATGCCACGATCACCGCTATTTTTGGCGGCAAGGTTGAAATCAAATCGACCGCCTACACCAAGCGTGCGCCTGTGACGCTGGCGCTGTGGCAAAAGCATCTGAAAGGCACCACGCCGCTGGGCATCATTCCGATACGGGATAATAACACATGCCTTTGGGGCGTGATCGACATCGATGATTACGGCGTCGATGTCCCGGAACTGTTGCGGCAGATGAAGAAGGAAAAATTGCCGTTGATCGCCTGCGCCAGCAAGTCGGGCGGCGTCCATCTTTTCCTGTTCCTGTCCAAGCCGATAGAGGCCAATGTGGTGCAGTTCCGCCTGAAGGAAATCGCCGCCCTGCTGGGTCATGGCAACAGCGAGGTTTTCCCCAAGCAGCAACGGGTCGATTGGGCTCGCGGCGACATGGGAAGCTGGTTGAACATGCCCTATTTCGGCGACACGCGGCACGCCTACAACGAAGACGGCAAGACGTTCATGTCGTTGCCTGAATTCCTTGACCTTGCCGACAGCCTCGCGCAGCCACCGGAATGGCTGTTGAAGAAGGGTAGCAACAAGACCAAGACCTTGCGGGAAGACGACCCGAATGCCGACCCCGAGTTCACGGATGGGCCGCCCTGCTTGCAGCATCTGGCCAAGGTCGGGCTGGGCGAGGGCAGTCGCAACATGGGCCTTTTTCAATACGGGATTTTTGCCAAGAAGAAATTCGGTTCGAAATGGAAGGATGCTGTTGAGCGCTGGAACCGTGACTTCGTGCGCCCGCCACTGCCATCAGCCGAGGTGGTGGACATCCTCAACCGGCTGGAAAAGAAAACGTACTATTACGGTTGCAAGGAACACCCCATCGTCGCTCATTGCAACTCGGCGCTGTGCCGCACGCGCAAGCATGGCGTGGCGAGCGGTGGCGAGCATGGCTTGCCGATCATCGGTGGCCTCTCGGTGCTGTGCACAGACCCGCCTGTGTGGTTTGTCGATGTCAACGACACGCGCATTGAATTCCTGACCGAAGACCTGATTTTGTATCGCAATTTCCAGCGTATTGTGGGCCGGAAAATCTTCATTTTCTTCGATGAGATGAAGCAGTCGGCGTGGTCGAAAATACTGAATAGCCTGACAGGTTCCGAGGGCGGCGTCACCAAGATCGAAGTTTCATCGGAAGCCGGGTTGCCGGGGCAGTTCGTTGAATTGTTGGAAGACTTCATCACCAATACGAATTTTGCCGAAACCCGCGATGACATTTTGTTAAAACGCACGTGGCTGGATGACAGTGACGAGAAAGATTATCGTTGTGAAGCGTGTGATGGTACGGGCGTAACTGTTAAAACCAAGGACATCTGCCGAATATGTCGCGGTGATACTACGATCAAGAAATGGAAGTTCTACTTCCGGTTGAAAGACCTGCAAAATTACTTAACCGATGCCAATTTCACCACGCATAGCCGGGGGCAGATCGTGACGCGCATCCGGGCGCTGGGCGGTGACCACGCCTTCTTCTGGCTGAAGGGTAAAAAGGGCACCAATGTATGGTGGGTGCCATACACCCTTGTGGGCAAGCAGCCTGCACCAGCGCAACCCCCGCAACCCCCGGCCAAAGAAATCTGATGGAAATCGTTCTCGGCCCGCCGGGCACCGGCAAGACCACGTACCTGTTGGAACAGATGGAACGCGAGCTTGACCGGGGGGTGCCGCCAGAACGCATCAGCTTCGTCAGCTTCACCAAGCGGGCCGCGATAGAGGCCAAGACCCGTGCCGTGGAGAAGTTCGGTCTGAGCCCCATAGACATGCCATGGGTCAGCACGCTGCACAGCATGTGTTTTCGGGCGCTTGGCCTCAAGCCCGAGCAGGTGCTTCAGGGCGAAGCGCTGCGGGAATTCGGTCAATGGCTCAAGATAAAATTGAGCAATTTTATTTTGATGGATGACGATGGCAATTGGGTGGTGAACGAAATCATCAAACCGGGTGTTTTGCCGGGCGACCGTGCCATGTTCATGGATAACATGGCGCGTGTGCGTTGCATCGGGCTGCGTCAGCAATTCGCGGAAAAACGCGACAAGCTGGATTTGTACGATGCCCAGTATCTGTCGGACAGTCTCGCCGCCTATAAAACAGCGACCGGTTTGCTTGATTACACTGACATGCTTGCCCAGTTCGTTGAGCGCGGCGGTGCGTCGGTGGTGCATCCCGAAGTGGTGATCGTTGACGAGGCCCAAGACCTGTCAATGTTGCAATGGCAGGTGATTGGGGCGCTCGCCAAGAAGGCTCGCCGCGTGGTGGTGGCCGGTGACGACGATCAAGCCATCTATCGCTGGGCCGGGGCCGCAGTTGACCGCTTCATCGATATGTCGGGCGACGTGACCGTGCTGGGGCATAGCTGGCGCGTCCCCCCGGAAGTGCAGGCTGTGTCGCTGCGCCTGATTTCCCGCATCGGGCATCGTCGCAAAAAGCAGTGGGACGCTCGCGATGGCAGCGGTGTGGTCGTGGCTGTGCCTACGTTTGGCAGAGCCAATCCGAGCGTGGATGAAGACACCCTGATCTTGTCGCGTAACACGCGCTATTTGCGCAACACGGTTCAGCCGCTGCTCAGAAGCAATGGTGTCCTGTACGAATATCAGGGCGAACCATCAGTGCGCAAAGACCTGACCGATGCCATCGTGGCATGGGAACGCCTGCGCCGGGGCGGCGAGGTCATGGTGGCCGAGGCCGAGGGCATCTATGACCAGATGAGCGTCGGCGAGTGTTACGAGCGCGGGCACAAGAAGCTACCTGCATGGCCAGATCGCGAGCAGATGGTCACCCTGTCCGATCTGAAGACCAGCGGGGGTCTGCGCACAGAGGCCATCTGGCATGAAGCCCTGACACGGGTCAGCGTGGAAGAGCGCACATACATTATCGCAGTGCTGAAGGGCGGTCAGAAACTGACCGAGCGACCCAAGATCAAAATATCAACGATACACGGGGCAAAGGGCGGGCAGGCTGACCATGTCATCTTGCTGACCGACATGGTTCGGCACGATGTGAAAGCTGCCAGCCATGGCCCCCTGCACGATGACGAGGCGCGCGTGTGGTACGTGGCAACGACGAGGGCCAAGCAGAAATTGACCATCGTGGAACCACAGAATTCATTCCGGGCGTACCAATTGAAATAAGCCCTGAAGCATGTTTGGGTTGCTGGTTGTTTCCAATTCCGAAAAAGGATCGCTTAAATGGCAACCACAAAACCGCAGCGTCCCCGCATCCGGGAAGATGCGATCATCCACGTGATCACCGAGGGCCGGGCAAACCCCAAGAAGGAGGGGTCGGCGGCACACAAGAGGTTCGATCTGTACAAGGACGGCATGACCGTTCGCGAGGCCAAGGCGGCTGGCCTGTGGTCTGTCGATGTGACCCACGACTTCGATCACCGGTTCATCTCGCTGACCACCCCGGCGACCAAGCTGACCCCGCCCAAGACACCGAGGAAGAAACGGAAACCGAAGGCCAAGGCAGAGCCGGTCGCAGTGCCGGTGGCCGAGGTCCCCAAGAAAAAGAAGAGGAAGAAGGCAGCGTGATCGACATCAACGAGCGGATGCGCGTCGAAGACGTGTGGAATTTCAGCCGGGAGCGGCACCTGATCTACATCCGGCGCACAGCCGGGGAGCCTGCCAAGAACTGGACGGACGACCCGATCTTCCAGAAGTTCCGATTTTGCAACGTGTACAGGGAATTGGACGCGGTGACCGCGTGGCTGCGCCAGAACTGGGGTGACCCGCACGCCGACGAGCCTGACCTGTGGCACGCATTCGCCGTTGCCCGGCATGTGAACCACGTCCCGACGCTGGAAGCGTTCGGCGGGGTTCCCCTGCCATGGAATGCCGACCTGTTCATCGAAATCATGGAAAGCCGCCAGAAGCGCGGTGAGAAGGCATTCGGCGCGGCCTACATGATTGGCGCGCACAGCGGCGTGCCCGGCGGCAAGGCCAAGTACCTCGCCCATGATGTGCTGGGGCCGTTGTGGAAGGGCCGCGAGAAGATCAGGCCGCAGGCTGGCGACACGCTGACGGGCTGGCACATGGCACTCGGCCTGTGGCACGGGCTGGGTTCGTTCATGTCGGCGCAGATCGTCGCCGATACCAAGCACCACGGGGTGTTGCGACAAGCGAAAGATTGGAACACGTTCTGCGCGTCCGGGCCGGGAAGCCAGCGCGGCATGAACCGGGTCATGAGCCTGCCCAAAGATCGTAGCTGGAAGGAAGATGAGTTCCGGTTGCGGGTCAGCGAGCTACAGGACGCGCTTGAACCGCTGTTCGTCAACATGGGCTGGCCCGTTCCCGATGGGCAGGATGTCCAGAACGTGCTGTGCGAATTCGACAAGTACGAGCGCACGCGCTTGGGCGAGGGCCGACCGAAGCAATTGTTTCGAAACGGAATTTATGCCGAAGCTGGTTGAAATTTGCCGGTTTGAAAAAAGGATCGTATCATATTCCTCGCTGGCATTGTGGCCAGTGAAGGAGAAAGTAAATGGCAAACATATACGTTCCGCCGCTTCCGGCGACCCGCGACGAGTTCCGGGCCAACCGGGCCGTCAAGCAGCTTCCCAACCTGAACGACACGGTTGAACAGATCATCGATCTGGTATGGGAAAACCCCGACTATACGCGCCTGCTGACTGCCGTTGAAGACGGCAGCGCTGTGGAAGGTTCCTTGGTGGCTGACGACTATGCAGCCGCCCGGTTCCTGCGTGACTACGCCAAGGAAAACAACTTCCCGAGCGTGGCACACGAGAAACTGCACGCCATCAAGCTGGCTCAGAGTGTGGTGCTGCGGCGCTACAAGCTGACGCGCAAGCTGCGCAAGTTCACGGTCGGCGGCGAAGTCGTCCCGTCCGAGGGCGGCGTCGGCGAACAGGAATAATCCGCAACTGGAACTGAAGCTTGGAAGAGGGGCGATACCCCCTCTTCCTCTTTCACGGGGCTATGGGAATGAACGACATGACGACATCGACAACGAACCACGACAAGCTGGAACAGCTTGCTGGTGAAATTCGGGGGGCGCTGCTCGCCTGTGAACGTGGAAAGGCCGAGTGGGCGCGGGGCGCGCTGAACTTGTGTACGTACCTCGCAGAGGCGCGGGCCATGTTCAAGGCTGACCGGCAATTCGGCGATTGGCTGAAAGAACAGAAACTGGCGCTATCGGACGATGACCGTGCTGCCGCCATTGCCATGGGTAAGCAGCCCGAGGTGGCGCGTGCGGTGCTTGAAGCCACCGAGCGGCGATCTTTGCGACATATCCACCGCACGGAGTTTAAGTCTAGGTTTCGCCACGTGGCGAAACCGAAGGCCAAGGCCAAGCCCGCGCCCGAGGCCCCGGACACCAAGCCCGCGCCCAAGGCACCTGACGCCAACCCAGACCCCAAGGAACGCGAGACGCTGGAACGCGCCCTGCACGCCTATGACCGGCGCAAGCTGGCGGGTGAGCCGATCACGCGCACCCTGATCTGCGAGGAAGCAAACGTCAGCCCGATCATTGCCATGGAAGCAATCGTGCGGCGGGAAACCGAAGAGCGTGTGCGGGCGGAATATGCGCCCCAGAGCAAGCCTGAACTGTCGAAGACCATGCAGGAGAAGTTCGACGCGATGGTACGCGCTGAAAAAAAGCGGTTCCAACTGGAATTAGAAACAGCGGTGCAAGCTGAGGTTCAGAAGCGCATGGACGAGATGATCTTTCCTGCTTGGAACCGGAAATATGAGGAACTGTTCAACACCATCAAGCATCGCAAGGGCGTGCTGACGGCTGATGAATATCGCAAGCTGGTCAAATGTCTGCACCCCGATGGTCTTCATCACCTGAACCCCAGCCCCAAGCTGGTGGCCGACTTCAACGAGGCGTTCCGCATCATCCGGCATTACGAGCTTGCGCTGTGCAACGAGAAGGAAAAGCCGGTCGATATGTTCCAGCGACCGCCTGCAACCTTTGCAGAGGCAAAGGCCCGTGCGGCAGCGGCCAAGGCTGCGGAACGTGAACGTAAAATGGCGAAGGGGTAAAGGCCATGGAAACCGCCAAGAAGGCAGAAACACTCATCGACGCCGTTGATGAAATCAACGAGGCGCTGTGGGAAGACCCGATATATCAAAGCTATGCAATGGCGATTTATGACTTTGAAGCTGTTGAAGGCAAAATGGTAATTGATGATGTGCTGATGGCCATAATGATCCGTGACTATGCCCAAGGTCACGTTCATGAAAATAGTGTGTATATTGATCTTCAAGATTGCAAGCTCGCCCATATCATGAAGCTGCGCAATCAGATCATGAGACGATATAAGCTTAGCCGGAAGCAACGTAAATCACAATTGGGGGAACCGCCATCAGGGGAAGAGGAGAATACTTGAGCTAATGTGGATATGTTTCAACGACGCTTTCGTTTCGGCTGTTCAGCACGAAACCAAGCCCAACCTGCTCAAGGTGCGGGCGCGCAAGCGCAAGCATCTTGAGCGACTGTTCCCCGGCTACAAGGTCCACCGGTCGGAAGACACCGACTATCGGTTCCGGGTGTTCGTCACCAAGAAGCTGTTCGCGTTCATCGTCGCCAAGCGGGTCCGGGAAATCGACTACCCGAATTTCAAGGACAGCGTCCGCGACGACGAGTTGCACGACCTGTACGCCGGGTTCTGGTTCCAGCACCGGAAATATCAGGAGAGATAATGCCCAAGCCAGTCTGCGTCCGCTGCCAACGGTTCTTCCGCGTCCAGAAGAATGGCTACGCGCTCACCGAGATGATGCCCAAAGGGGATGACATCCCGCACAGGGCGCTGCCGGGGACGCAGGAACCGCACCGCTGGACGCCCTACAAGGTCTGGTTGGCCGACCTGTGGGAATGCGAGGGCTGTGGCGTGCAGATCGTCAGCGGCTACGCCAGCCAGCCGATCAGCGAGCATTACAAACCCGACTTCAAGCAGATGCAGGCGGCATTCCATGCCACCCAGCTTCTGGTCAATGACTGTTAGAGAAGGAACCGAAATGGCAATCAACATAAACAAGGCGATCATCATGGGGCGGCTCGGTGCCGACCCCGAGGTCAAGGGCCGTGACGGCTTCGTGACGTGTCGCGTGGCGACCAGCGAAAGCTGGAAGGACAAGCAGACGGGCGAGCGTCAGGAACGCACGCAGTGGCACAACGTAACCGTCTTCAACGAACATGGCGCAAACTTCCTGCGCCAGTACGCGAAGAAGGGCGACACAGTGTGCATTGAAGGCACCATTGAAACCCGCAAGTATCTCGACCGGGACAACCAAGAGCGGTGGGTCACCGAAATCGTCGTCCCCCGGTTCGGTGGCAGCGTCCAGCTTATGTCGCAGGGCAGCACGCAGAGCGATGTTGACCGGCAGGAAGAGCGTCGGCCCAAGGCCGATGTCAAGGTCACGGCCAAGCCCTCGCAGCAAAGCACACGTAAGCTTCTGGACGACGAGATTCCCTTTTGATTTCAATGGGTTAGCTGCTACGACCATCTGTAGCAGACGTGGCGGGGGGCGGCAAATAAAATCGCGGTACGATCCGAATAACCCTTTACTTCGTAACGGGGCACGGGTAAGGAACACATCGGGTCGCCCAACCAGCGGCCCCCACCGACCAACCAACCACGAAAGCCAACCACAATGACCACCACCAAAGTTTTCACCCCGTCGCCGGAACAGGCCGTCTTCCTTGACTGGATTTCTAACGGCACGGGCTCATGCGTTCTTGAGGCCGTCGCGGGCGCTGGCAAGACTTCCACCCTGATGGAAGGCGTTAAGCGCATGAATGGCGAAGTCTTCTTGGGCGCTTACAACACCAAGATGGCCGCTGAGCTTAAGGGCCGCCTCGCCGACATGGGCTTGGAAGCCATGGGCAGCAACGGCAAGACCGCTGCTACTTTCCATTCCGCTGGCTTCTCGGCCCTGCGTTACGCCCTGAAGGCCACTGGTTTCACGGTGGACGACAAGGGCAAAAAGGTCATGAACATCGTGAACGAAATGTTCGCGGACATGAACCGCGAGCCCGAGGCCGGGGAAGCTGGTGCGATCTGCAAGCTGGTGTCGCTTGCCAAGCAGACCGGTTTCTTTTGCCGTGGCTTGGTCGAAATCGTGAAGCCCCATTACTGGGTTGAGCTTATCAACCGCCACGATGTGGCCGATGGCCTGTCCGACGACTATGACATCAACACGCTGGTGTCGCTCGCCGATGCCGCCCTGAAGGCTTCGAACGCTCAGCGCACGATCATTGACTTCGATGATATGTGCTACCTCCCCCTGCTGATGAACCTTCGTTTTTGGAAAAAAGACTGGGTTCTGATTGACGAGGCGCAGGATACGAATTCCGTTCGTCGCGAAATTGCCCGCCGGATGCTCAAGCCGGGCACGGGCAGGCTCGTCGCGGTTGGCGACCCCCATCAGGCCATTTTCGGATTTACCGGTGCCGATAACCGCTCGCTTGATTTGATCCGGCAGATTTTCGGTGCGGCCACGATGTCGCTGTCGGTGTCATGGCGCTGCCCGCAGGCGGTGGTTGCCGTCGCTCGTCAGTACGTCGATCACATCCACGCCGCACCTACGGCGCTGGAAGGCTCGGTGAGCGCGATCAGCTACCGCCAGATGGTCGATACCATCCAGCCGGGCCATGCCGTCCTGTGCCGCTTCAACGCCCCGCTGGTGGAACTTTGCTTCCGCCTCATCCGCGCTGGCAAGGCCGCCAAGATCGAAGGCCGTGAAATCGGCAAGGGCCTCGTTGATCTGGTCGGACGCTGGAAGGTCAAGAGCCTCGACGCTTTCGAAACCAAGCTGATCAAGTGGGATGCCCGCGAGCGTGCCAAGGCCGGGGCCGATGAAGCCAAGCTGGCCCGTCACGAAGACAAGCAGGCGACCATCGTATGCCTCTTGGAACGTGCCCGTGAGCAGGGCCTTCAGACGGTCGCCGAGATGCAGACCATGGTGTCTGGCATGTTCGCCGATACCGCCCTTGAGGGCTCGGCTGGTCAGGTCATCCTGAGCAGCGTTCACAAGAGCAAGGGGCTTGAGTGGCCGGTGGTTCACATTCTGGGCCGTGGCGAAATCCTCCCGTCCCCGCGTGCGGTTCAGGAATGGCAGCAAGAGCAGGAAATCAACCTCGCCTATGTCGCCGTGACGCGGGCTCAGGAAGCCCTGATCGACGTGCCGATGCCGACCCCGGCTGACCTCATGAAGGCGGCCAAGAAGCCGGTGGAAGAGGTGGCGTCATGACCACCTTCCCCGCTGGCACCCCCTCAAAGACCGTGCGCACTGCCCTCAAGCAGGCGCACGGCGGCACCCAGAAAGACATCGACGGCTTGCTGCGGGGCTTCGTCAGGAAGCCCAAGCCGCAGCCCAACCTGATCGACAAGCTGCTGGCCAACCAGAAGGCGCTGAACTACAGCGGCATCTCGCCGCTCAGCCTGCGCATGGCGCATCGCTTTGTGCTGGATGCACCGGCCAGTCGTCTGGTCGGCGAACTGGTCAATAAGGCCGCGCCGCTGATGCTGGAACAGCATGAATTTGCCCGACCGCCGCACCAGCTTACGTGGCTGGAAATGGATTTCCGCGCCTACGCCGAGGTCATCCCCGGCATGAACCCCGACGACCCGACCGCCGACACGCGGGTGGGCTACTTCTTCGATCATGGCAAGGTCTACTCGGCGTCCGAGGCGCGGCGGAAAACCACCACGGCACTCGGTCTGGACGATGTTGGCGTCACCCCGCTGATCTACCACTTGCACCGCCCGATGACGTTCGAACGGGAACTGGAACTGGCGCAGGAACTGAACACGTCGCGGCTGATGCTGCGGAAGATGATCTATGGCGACCCCGGTCTTGAGGGGAAGTGGTGGAACACGCATGTGGCCAACGAGATTTGCCGCAGCCACAGCTTCGAATTTTACAGCAAGCCGCCGTTCGACAAGATGACGGTCGTGGACAAGCTGCGAACCCTGCGCTCTTCCGCTGGCAGCATGAAGCAGATCATCATCATGCTGCTCTTGCTGACGCGGCCCACGAAGCACGTGCTGATGGTCACTGACGAGCCGCACAAGCGCATATTGCTCAAGGGGCACAGTCAGGTGCTGGTCAGCCACAACAGCGTCAAGTTGCACCTGAGCCCGCAGGAAAGCTACCGGCGCGTCACCGAGGGCGGACACACCGACAGGCACCACCGCTACCACTCGGTGCGCGGGCACTGGTGCCAAAGCCGCCGCATACCCGCCTGCACGCATGAGTGGGAACCGGTGACCCCGGACAGGTATCATTGCCAGAAGTGCCCGGCAAAGCGCTGGTGGCGCACCAGCCATGGCCGAGGCGACGAGAAACTGGGCGTCGTTCACAAGGGCTACGAGGTCACCAAATAAAGGAATAAGCTGGCGGCGAATTAATAAGGATCGTATGCTTCGCCGATGAGAAAAGGAACATCCATGCAAACGACAAACGCCCGTGCTGGGCCAGCGCCAGATAACGGCCCGCCCATGGGTACGATCTGGAAATACCCCGTGGCCGCGCAACAGTTGACGGTGCATGAGATACCGCAGGGCGCGAAAGCACTGCACGTTGGTCCCGACCCGGACAGCGTGCTGTGCGTGTGGTTCCTCGTCGCCCCGGACATGCCGCTGGAAAAGCGCGCCATCGTGCTGGTGGCGACCGGGGGCGAGGTGCCAATCGACGCTGCCGATGACTATGTGGGAACGTTCATCGTCGGGCCGATAGTGCACCACGTGTTTAGTCCGTCGCCGACACAGATACACGCATAACCACCCGGTTCCCCCAGAAGGCCGTGGTTGGCTTCTTGGGGTTGAGAAAGGTGGTTAAGACAGCGGGTAGACGCGCCTTGGTCGGCACGTTCCGCTGTCGGGCGGCGGCTCAGCTTAAAAACTGGGCCGCCGTTTTCTTCGAAGGGGAGTGACTTCGATGGGAAATACAGGCGGGCGGCATCTGCCGTACACGCTGAAGCCGGAATTCGTGCGCGGCTGCACCATGCGATGCGTCTTCTGCGGCTTGCGCAACCAGACATGGGCCGAAGGCCCCTACCAGTTCATGCACGAAGACTTATGGATCGACTATTGTCGGGCCGTGAGAGATTGGAAACCGAAGGTCAGAATTGAAATCGCCAACCGTGGCGAGCCGACGATGCACCCCCAGTTCATCAGGTTCATCCGCATCGCCCGCAAGCTGTTGCCGCAGGCACAGTTCCTCGTCAGCACCAACGGCGATCTGGTCAACGTGCTGGGCCTGCCGCTGTTTAGGGAATGGGTCGCCGAAGCGCAGGCCGAGGGTGTCAACTGCTTCCTGCTCGACTGCTACACACCCAAGCGCCTGCGCGAGTTCACGGTGCTGTTCAAGGGTGCCGCCGACCTGTTCTTCGGCGACGAGGCCATGAGCCCCTACGGCTACCGAGGCCCCAACTGGCGGGCGCTCATCATCAAGGACGCCACCACCTACAAGAGCGAGCTAGGCCGCGTGCCGCGCGAGAACGTCATCCTGCACTACCACAACCAAGGTGGATTTGCTGACGTAGGGCCGGGCCGGGCATCCAAGATTTATCCAAACGTCCGACCCGTAGCTGCGCCGCTGGCCCGGATGTGCGTCAGGCCGTTCAGAGAAATGCCGATGTGGTTCGACGGCTCGGTGCCCTTTTGCTGCGATGACTGGGGAGATGCCCACATCATCGGGAGCTTCCCGGAACGGTCGCTTCCCGACCTGTGGGACGCCTACGACGAGGTGCGCGCCAACCTGATCGCGCGTGACCGGGGGGCGCAGAAACCCTGCGACAAATGCACCGAGGGTCAGGGCAAGCGTTTTGGATTGGAGTTGTCATGGTTCACGAAATGAACACCGAGGAACACCGGAAATTCTTCGCCGAGTTCTGCAAGTGGGAGCTTGCGAGCGGCGGCCCCGACCCGCAGTTGCCCACGGTATTCGAGATGGCCAAGGACGCCGCTAGCGACGAGGAAGCGATATGGCGGGGGTGCTGCTACATCGGCGTCTACAACGTGCCCTACGGCGAGGTGCTGTGGCGCGGCCTGCCCTTCAGCAAGTGCATGGAAAGCCCTCAGTGGATGCGCCACTGGCTGGACACCGCCTTTGCCCGAGGCCACATCACCACGCGCATCGAACGCCGCGCCGCGCGCCGCCCGGACCAGATGTATGAATACCTGCGCGACTGCCAGCACTTCATCGGCATCTACGACAAGCTGTGCGAACGGTGCTTTGACGCGGCCACCCCGGAAGAGGGGTTCGAAATCGCGTGGGAACACGTGCTGAAGATCGAGACGGTGGGCAGGTACGCGGCCATCAAGCTCATCGAATACCTGCGGCGCTTCCACGACCTGCCGGTGCGCACGCCCGACATCCGGCCCTTCGCCGCGTGGTCACCGAGGCACACGCTCGGCTACCTGTTCCCCGACCGGGGGCTGGGCAACAGGGACAATTCCAAGGAAGCCCTGAAGCTGGCGCACGAAAGCTGCGAAGACGCGCTGGCGCTGCTGGACGACGACCACGGCATCAAGATCGATATGTTCCAGCTTCAGGTGCTGCTGTGCGAATACCGCGAAAGCTGGGAAAGCAAGAAGTTCTATCCGGGCCGCAGCCACGACAGCGAACTGAGATATGCCCGGCGGGCCGAGGACGAGTGGGAATACACATCGGCCATCTGGCAGGCGCGCAAGAAGCTGTTCCCGTTCAAGCATCTCGGCGAAATGATGGGCTGGGACAAGCCGCGCAAAGACGCGGCGGCATCGCTGGCCGACCATGGCTACACGTGGTCAGACCTGCGGTTCAACTACCTTTCCACCACTGACTTTGCGCATCCGAAGGAATGGTCGGCATGATGCGGGTCTACGAGTTGATGCCGGGCCGGATGTACCTGTCGGCGCGAACCCACACCTTGACCGATAACGAAGTGCGTTACCTGATTGGCGACCATGACATTACCGGCGTGATGAACCTGTGGCACACGCCCGATGCGCGGGTGCGCGAACTGGTGGGCTGGTACGAGCAGAAGACCATGCCAGACGGCAAGGTCACGGGCGAAGCGGCAATCGTCGCCGAGTATGCCGCCGTGCGTGTCGAACGCCACATCCGGGAGGGCGGCTGCGCGCTGGTGCATTGCTGGGGCGGACGCAACCGCTCGGGGTTGGTGGCGGCATTGGCCCTGATGCGGCTGCGGGGCCTGACCGGAGCCGAGGCAATCGAGGCCGTGAAGCAGGTTCGGAAGGGCGCGCTCGCCAACGAATACTTTAAGCAGTATCTAATGGATCGCCCATGATTGTGCTGTTGAGAGGTGCGTCGGGTTCCGGCAAGAGCTTCATCGCCCGCGAGGCGATGGCACGGGCCGGGGGCATGGACAAGGCGCTCAAGCTCCCGCTCGGGCCACGGCGCAAGGTCGGGGCCTACATCTGGGACAAGGCCAAGCTGACGGTCATCGGGCGCTACGATGAGGCGACCGGTGGCTGCGACGCGCAGACGTGGCCGGGGGCGGCCAACGATCAGGAAGCGTTGATCGTCGCCGAGGCCCTGCGGGGCCAGAACGTGCTGTTTGAAGGGCTGCTGGTGGGTAGCTGGGGGAAACCCCGCCTGCGCAAGCTGGACGCCGCCGGGGGCCTCACCGTCATCCTGCTGGCCACCACGATAGACGAGTGTCTGGCGTCGATCTACGCGCGCCGCGAGGCAGCGCAAAGCCCCAACCCGTTCAACGAGGTTCACACCCGGAACAAGCACCGGTCGCTGATCGTCACGACCCGGAACAACCGGAAAATTGGCCTGAACGTGTTCATGCTGCCACGCGCCGAGGCGATGACCAAGACCATGGAGTTGCTGGGACTATGAGCCGCGAGCCAATCGACCTGACACTGCACCTGCACCACGAAACCCCCATGGCTATTCTGGTGTCCGACAGCGGCGAGGAAAAAGATGCCGTCTGGTTACCCAAGAGCCAGTGCGACATCGAAGGGAAAAGGGGCAGCGACATCGTCATCGTGACGCTGCCGGAATGGCTGGCGATGAGAGAAGGGCTGATATGAGGACGATACACGCGACCAACGTCAACGACGCATGGCCGAAGGCAATCACCCTGATTGATATGTACGGCGTGCCTGAGCCGTCGCGGGCGGGTAACGTGCGCGTCGTGCCGTGGCCGGTGGTCACCAACTATGCACAACCGATGCAGCGGGTGCTGTTCGACCCGGTCAGGGATGCAAACCCTATATTTCACTTACACGAAGCGCTGTGGATGCTCGCCGGGCAGAACGACGCGACATGGCTTGACCAGTTCGTCGGCGACTTCTCGGCCCGGTTCGCCGAGGAAGACGGACAGATGCACGGGGCCTACGGCTACCGGTGGCGTCGCCATTTCGAGAACCCAAATGCCTACACCAACACGGCGCTAGACCAGTTGAAAAAAGTAATTAGCATTTTGCAGGACGACCCGACCAGCCGCCAAGCCGTCATCCAGATGTGGGACGCGCCATGTGATCTGGGTGTCGTTGGCTTAAAGGATCGCCCCTGCAACACCCAGATTTACCTGCGCATTCAGAAAAACGCGCTTGATCTTGGCGTCACCTGCCGCAGCAACGATATCGTCTGGGGCTGCTACGGCGCGAATGTCGTGCATTTCTCAATCTTGCAGGAATACCTCGCCGCGCGCATCGGCGTCGGCATGGGCACGATGACCCAGTTCTCTTGGAACTGGCATATGTACGACAGCGCCAAGCATCTGGTGAGCCTTGACGCGATGTCCCGTCATCCGGCCTACCCCGGCACGCTGCCGCTGGTGACCGACCCCTACACATTCGACGCCGATGTCAGGGCCTATGTCGCCGACCCCGACGAGGTGCCGAAGCTGCGAAATGAATTCCTGACCAACACGGCGCGGCCCATGTTCCTCGCGAACAAACTGCGCAAAGAGCATGACTGGGAAGAAGCACTGAACTGGGCACATTCAATTGCCGCGCCTGACTGGCGAATTGCTACGGCAGCGTGGCTGAAACGGAGGATGAAGAAATGACAAGTGCATCAGCCCGACCGGGCGACCCCTACACTTCACATCTGGCCGCAAGCATTGTTGGGAAATCGAAATTGGAAGAGGATGTCTTTAATTTCATGCGGACATGCTGGCCACGCTACATGACTTCAATTCAGATCGCTGCCGAGATGAACATCGACAAGTGGTCTGTCTCGCCGCGCATGAAGCCGCTGCATGACAAGGGGTTCCTTGATGACCCCGTCAAACTGGCGGGCATGAATTCGTCAGGGAAAATCCGCCTGCTTCAACATTGGCGCGTCAAGGAGACATGGAAATGAGCATTTTCAGGACGATCAAGAAGGTACGCGACTGCGAGGCGTGCGCTGGCGAGGGCACCGACCCGGTATCGGGCAACCCGTGCCTGTCGTGCAGCGGCACCGGTCAGGTCGAAGTGCTGGCCCGCGTCAGTCAGGCGGCGGCGACGAGGGCTGCGTCGGCGGCCAAGGAACTGCCACCCCGGCAGCGGCGCGAGGCGCGCGAGCGGCTGGAAGACCACGAACCTGAGCCCGAAGGTTTGCCCGGAACGAAAAAGGATCGTAAAAGCAAGGTCGGAAGAGGCATTGTTGACGAGGACGCTACATGACCCAAACCGATTTCGTGACCGACGACCTGTATTTCGCGGGCCGCACCAGAAGGTATCACACGTGGCCTACCATCCAGACCCAGACGGTGGCTGAGCATAGCTGGCAGATGGCCTGCATCTACGCGGCCATCTTCGGCGATCTGGGCGGCCCGGTCGAACGCTATATCCGCCTGCACGACGCGGGCGAGCTTGGCGTCGGCGACATCCCGTTCCCCGTGAAAGCGGAAAATCCCGACCTCAAGAGCATCGTTGAGCGGCTGGAACGCCGGGAGATGGACAAGCTGAAGCTGGCGCAACTGCCGCCGCTGCATCCAAACCTGATCGCCCGCATCAAGGTGTGCGACCTCTTGGAAATAATGCAGTTCGGCATGGTGGAACGGCTGATGGGCAATATGTACGCCATCGCCATCGTCATGCGCACGCGACAGGCCGCCCTGAAGCTCGCGGCAACATTGACCCGCGACGATTACAACGCCGTGAATGAGTTCATTGAGCGCGCCGACGCAAGGCACGAAGACGTGCTGTACCAGATGAACCGGCGCACCGGGGCCGTGGGCTACAACCTGAAGGAAAGCGCATGATGGACAAGACCGCCAAGGTGATGAGCGAGCGCGCCCCCGTGCATGGCGAATTCAACGAGAATTCACGGGCGACGTGGGAGATGCTGCGGGCCATGCAGCGCGAGCGCAACTGGCCCATCCTGCCCGACCCCCAGCGGCACGCGCTCTATATGATCGCCCACAAGATGGCCCGCATACTGGCAGGCGACCCCAGCCACGAAGATCACTGGGACGACATCGCCGGTTACGCCCGCTGCGTCGCAGACCGCCTGCGCAAGCCCGTGCGGCCCTATGACGGGCAGGAGCTTTACGCCGCGCTCGCCGTGGGCTGGGGCTGCACCCGCGAGGAAGCCATGCAGCGGGTTCACGACATCTATGGCAAGCGGACGAAAGAGGTTGCTGCCAACGGTCATGGCGGCACGCCCGAGAACGGCGGCCACCACGCTGCCGCCAGCGACGCCGACACGGGCATGGACGACGCCGTGCGCGCCGTGCGGCAGGAACTGAACCGGGGCATCTGACCCGTGGCCAAGAGGTTCAAACAAGGGCAGCTTGGCTTGTTCCGCCCCGACAGCGACTGGAAACCACCATCGGAACTGCCCGACCTGCGGCAGCATCCGGTGGTGGTGCTTGACTGCGAAACCCGCGACATGGGTCTTGAGCATGGCAAAGGCCCCGGCTGGGCTTTCGGCCAAGGTTACATTTGCGGCGTAAGCTGGGCCGCCGAGGGCACCAGCGGCTATGCGCCGATCTACCATGCTGACGGCAACCATTTCGCGCGGACAGAGGTCATGCAGTGGGTGACCGACATCGCCAAGAGCGCCACCCGGCTGGTCTTCCACAACGCCGCCTACGACTATGGCTGGCTGACGACGAGCGGGGCCGACCTGACCGGCGCGCAGATCGATGACACGCTCGCCGCCTGTGTGTTGACCGACGAGAACGAATTCAGCTACGCGCTGGACGATTGCTGCCATCGCATCGGCCTTCCCGGCAAGGACAAGAAGCTGCTGGCGCAGGCCGTGGAAAGCGAGGGCTACGACCCCGCCAAGGCGGCTCAGGCCATCTGGGCCGTGGAAGCCAAGTTCGCGGCCCCCTACGCCATCGCCGACGCTGAGCAGACATGGGCGCTGTGGCAGCACACGGCACCGCTGTTGCACGCGCAAAACCTGACCGGGGCCTACGACACCGAGATGGCGTTGTTGCCCATGGTGACCGCCATGCGGCGGCGCGGCATCCGGCTGGACATGCCCCGCATCGAACAGACCATGAAGGCGTTCACCGCCAAGCGCGACGCGGCACTGGCCGAGGTCGGCTCGCTGCTGGAACTGAAGCGTGCCGCCAGCATGAAAGAGGTGCGCTCGCCCAAGCAGATGGAAGAATGGTTCAGCCGCGAGCATATCGCCTTCCCGCGCACCCAGAAGACCTCACAGGCGAGCTTCACCAAAGACTGGATGGAGAAGCACGACCACCCGCTGCCGCGCGCCTGTGCGGTCGCTGAAAAGTACGAGGAAGCCAAGTCGAAGTTCCTTGAGAACTTCCTGCTGAGCTACGAATACCGGGGCCGCATCCACGCCGAGATACACCAGTATCGCGACACGTCCGGGGGGACACGCTCGCACCGGTTCAGCTATTCGGAACCACCGCTTCAGCAGATGCCTTCCCCTGACAAGGACGACATCGGCGTGGCGATCAGAAGCTGCTTCCTCCCGGAAGAGGGCGAGCGCTGGGTGGCGCTTGACTATTCCCAGCAGGAGCCACGGCTGACCGTGCACTTCGCGTCCAAGGTCGGTGCACGGGGCGCTGAGGCGGCAGTGCAGCGGTATCTGGACGACCCGCGCACCGACTATCACCAGATGGTCGCCGAGATGGTTGACCGGCCCCGCGCCATCGCCAAGATTTTGAACCTGTCGATGACCTACGGCAAAGGCAAGCGGGCGCTGGCGGAAGAGCTTGGCCTGAGCCTCGCCGAAGCTGAAGAGTTGCTGCGCGACTATCACAACCGCCTGCCGTTCATCAAAAGCCTAGAGGACGAATGCAAGCGGGCCGCCAACGAGCGCGGCTACATCAGGCTGATCGACGGTGCCCGGATGCACTACCCGCGCTGGGAGGGCGGCTATGTCGATTTCGACACGCGCATGAGCGCCGAGGCGCAGGGGCACAAGATGAGCCCGTGCAGCTACGACGAGGCCATGAAGCGGCGCGAGAACCCCGACCACCCATGGGCCAAGACGATGCTGCGGCGGGCCGACACCCGCAAGAGCCTGAACAACCTCATTCAGGGCTCAGCCGCGCGCCAGACCAAGCTGGCGATGCTCGCCTGCTGGCGCGAAGGCATCGTGCCGATGCTGCAACTGCACGACGAGCTTGACATCAGCACCGCCGACCGGGCGGTCGCCGAGAAGGCACAGGCGATCATGGTCGAAACGACGCCGCTCGTCGTCCCGACGATTGTCGATTTCGAGGTAGGACCCACTTGGGGAGAGGCCAAGAAGCCATGGTGATCGATGTCGATACGAAGCTTGACGCGAACGTCTACCGGTATCTGAAGGAACGGGGCATCACGCTGGCCGAGTTCAATTATCACGACTACATCGGTTTCGTGACTTATGCGCCCCCGGCCCCATACTCGCCATCTCCGACCCACTCGCCATCCCCGACCGCTCTCGCCATGCGACAGGAACGGGCGCGGGCCGAGGAACTGGCATTCCGGGCCGAGGTCAAGCGCCGTCCCTACCAGTGCCAGAAATGCAAGGCCGTGGCCACCGATGTGAATGCCCGGCTCACCCGCTATTGCCGCCGCTGCGACAAGTATGACGCTCACCACCAGTACGCCACCGACAGGTTCGATGGCGGTGACACGGTGCTGAGCAGCCTACAGACGATTGTCACCCGGCTGGCCGCGCTGGGCGACGAGCGGGTGAACCTCATTCTTGACCGACTGGAAAAATGAAGCCGAAGCCCAACCCGTGGAAGATCGATTTCACGCTGGACGCACAGACCGAAGCCGCTAGGAAAAAGACCATCGCGCGCAGGCGCTGGTGGGCTATCAGGAAGCTGAAGGAAGAAAACGCCCGGTTCCGCATGGCGCTGCTGAACATCAGTCACGACCGGCGCATCGTGCCATGGGTCCGGGAGATTGCTGACACCGCGCTCAAAGAAAAGGCCCCCGACGAAGGGGCCTGAGTTGAGCTTGCGTACCAAGGTCTGAGGGTGTCAAACACTTCGCACCGTCACTATGCGGTGCTTCGCACCACAACGCAAGGCTGGCCCATGGACAACGTGAACCGCATCGTCGTGCTGGACACCGAGACGACCGGCGACGACCCGGCCAACGGAGCCGAGATGTGCGAGTTAGGCTTGGTCAACCTCAGAAAGGTCGGCGACGACACCCGGCCAGCCAGCGGCTGGGTCTTTGGCGAATATGCGTGGTCGTTCATCGAAACCACAGCGGCCATGCACCCGGCGGCGCGGGCCGCCCACCACATCCACCCCGATCAGGTCAAGCCCGGTGCGCCCTACTGCGTGCCACGGGGCATCGCCATCGGGCAGCTAAAGGCGGCTGAGCAGCCCGGCACCATGCTCTATGCGGCGCACAATGCGAAGTTCGACATGAAGTTCCTGCCGGAACTGTCGCTGGCCTTCATCGACACCTACCAGTGCGCCCGGCACCTCTACCCGGAAAGCCCGAAGATGGGGAACCAAGTTCTGCGCTATCACCTGAATGCTGAGCCGCCTAAAGAGATGCTGGCGGGCATGGCCCCGCACAGGGCGCTCTACGATGCGGCGTGCACAGGTGCGATCCTTTTACGGATGCTGGCGACGGGTCGGACACCGGCTAACCTTTTGCAACTCAGCCAGACCCCGGTGCTGCTGGCCACCTGCAATTTCGGCAAGCACAAGGGCCAGCCATGGGCCGAAGTGCCGCTCGACTACCTCCGATGGGTGGCGCGCGAAAACGACATCTACCGCAACGATAGCGACGTGCGCCACACGGTTGACCACTACCTCAGCCCCCGGCAATGACCATCGCCGACGAAGACGACGAGCCACCCACGATCATCGTCTGTCAGGGGCCGCCTGTATGCCTGCTGATGGGCGACGAGGCGGTCGATGCGCAGAAAGCTGGCTGCGTCTGGTGCCGACGCATCATCATGCTGCCCGATGGCAGCGAGCATGTGACGGAGCCCACAAAGACATGACCGTCGCCGACGCGGGCTTGCGCCGCATCGTGCAAGACCACCTGCACAAGAGCAAAGGGTGGCTGTGGACGCCCATCGAGACGGGCTCGACCCACGCTGGCGTGCCCGACAGCTTCTGGGCGCATCAGCCCACCCAAACGTCAGGGTGGATCGAACACAAGATGACCAACGGCTGGGCCGTGACCCTGCGCCCGCATCAGGTGGCGTGGTTCGAAACCCATCGGCGGGCAGGCGTGCACTGCACGTTCCTGATCCGGGCAAAGGGCGTCGGCAGCGCGCAGCGGCGAGGCGACAGCCTGTGGGCCGTGTCCGGGGATGCCGCGCGCGACCTCGCCAAGCTCGGCCTGAACGACCTTCCCGGAAGCGCCGTGCTGGGCCGCTGGCCCGGCCCGCCCACCGAGTGGAACTGGGCGAACGTCATGGCCATATTGACCAGTCGCACGGCGCGGCGGCGAGGATGAGGGCCATGCGGCAACTCACGGCAATTTTCATGTGGACGGCGGTGTTTTGCCTGCTGGTGGCGCTGGTGATGCTGCTGGGTTAGGCGCTGGGCCGCCTGCGGGCTCGCTGGGCGCGTTCCGTGGGGCTGGCGGCTGTCTGGTAGCGGAAACGGGCTCATCGCGCTGTACGGGGCTGCTGGGCTGCGCTACGGGCATCCTGTGGCTGCGCCACAATTTGATGGGCACTTGGCGTTCGTCGTCGCGACCGGGCATCTAGGTCGAAGGGGAACAAGCGGACAGGGGCGCACTTTTTTCCAGAAGTAACCCTGACCTTCACCACCTCCGACCCGGCAGGAAGTATAAAAGGGCGCGGGCCGTGTGGCAACCCGCGCCCCTCGCCGCATGACACTCCCCAAACCTTAGTTCATGCGGCTGCTTCTTCCAGTTCGCCGATGGCGTTCTGAATTTCACTGTGGGCGTTGTCCAGATAGTCGTAAGCCTGCTGAAGCGAGTTGACGGCGGCCTCGGCGACCTGCCCTTTGTCGCCGCCCTGAATGCTCTCGGGCATGGTGTCGAAGTATTCCTGCTCTTCGTCGCGCGGGGTTTCAATTTCGTCCCGCAGGTTTGCAAGACTATCTGCCAGTTCTTCAAGCTCGCCGCGCAGCTTGGCGATGGCGGCTCTACGTTCCTTGTTCATGTCGTACCCTCAATTCATCCTGCTGACTTCGAAGCTGCCATCCGGCTGGATGACAGCAACATATTCGTGTTCGTAGATGACGATCTTCTCGTCGCGGAACCGGGCCATGGCCAAGGGCCGGAACGCCGGGTCGCCGGGATAGTGCAGGCTCATGCCGCCGTGCATCGTGAAGCCTTCCTGTGGCCGCCAGCCGCCGCCGTGCTGGTAGTGGGCGTCAAGCTGCTCGCGCGCCGGGCGCGGGTCGGCGAGGCTGAGGAAGGTCGGGATGAACCCGCAGATGTCCGCAAGGCTGAGCCGCCCCCCGGTGCCGATCTTGGCGAAGACCGGCCTCACAGCGGTTTGACCCCGGCCAGCGCCGCCGCGATCTGTTCGTAGCTCTCGGTCGCGTACAGCGCCGTGCCCCCGCCCAGACTGATCTTGGTGCCGCTCGCCAGCGGGGTGATGGTCTGTATCGCCCCGAAGCGAACCAGCATCGGGCCACTGGTCGTGTCGCCGCTGTTCACCGCGAAACTGATCGTCACTTCCAGAAAGGCTTCCTTGCTCACGCCTGCGTTCCTTGTCCGTTTCGACCCACAACTGGCGCGTCAGGCGCATCCGTGGGTCGGTGCCTATTTCCATGAACTCGTCGTCGGTCGGCCTGCGCAGTTCGCCAGCGGCGGTGAACATGCCCCACTCGCCGCAGGAGAGGCACAGGCTCACGTCGCCCTCGGCGGGCGCGTCCTTCTTGCTGTTGACCGGGGTGGCGGCGTCGTGGGTCGTCTTGCAGGCCCAGCAAATAGTTCGCATGGCGGTCATGGCCGCTGCGGCTTCCGGTTAGACACTTGCCTGTAGTAGGCGATCAGCTTTTCCATGACCGGCGGCTCAAGGGCCACGGCGAAGGGCACGTCGTGGCGGCTCAGGCGAAGCTCGACATACCACCCGTCGAAGGTGGCATAGACGCCGTCGCCCAGATACACGGGCTGGTTGCTCATGCCTGCACCCGTGGCGTGTAGCTGAACGAGCGCAGCCGGGCGTTGGCACGCCGGATTTCGTCAAGGGTGAACAGCGGCCAGTATTCCGGGTGTTCGATCACGTAGGCTTCCACGGTCAGGTCGAAGCGATTGGCCTCGGCGAGGTGGTAAAAGCCCTCGGCGGTTTCCTTGTTGATCAAATCCTTCACGGCCTGCCGCCCGCCGACATTCGCGACGGCGGCAAAGAACAGCGTCGGGCTGTAGACCTCGCGCTTGGTCTGCTCGTACAGAGCCAACATGGCCTTGTGGAACTTTGCTTCAAGCCGCATGGGGCTTCCCCATGACTTCCCCGATAAGCTCGGCGACCTCGGTCAGTTCCCGGAAGCCCGTGGACGCGACCACGAAGGTGCGCGTCCCGGTGGTGAAGATGTCGCCGACCGCGCTTGAGCGGTGGCCAAAGGTACGGCCCTGATGCTCGCGCAGCGGGGCCACGACCTTGACGCGCTCATGATAGTCGGCAGAGCCGGGCACCGACCAAGAGCCGTCCACGTTCTGCGTCCAGCGCCACGCGAATTCCAGCGCCTCGTCGGTATTGAGGTCGCCGGGCGCGGCGATGGTCGCCACGTGGGTGGCGTTGTGGAAGACGTGGACGATCATGCCCTGACACGCCCCTGTTCCTGAACGGCCAAGGCCAGTTCCATGATTTCGTCGCGCATCTTGGCGATGACGAGGCGGCGTTCCGTCCACGCGATCTGCGCATCGAACTGGGCGCGCTGCGGGTCGGGGGCAAGCTGGAAGTTGCGGCCATGCCAGATGTCGCTGGCAGCGCCCATCTGGCTGTTGGCATCGTCCAGAGCCTTCAGCACGTCGCGAAGCTGGGCGACGAGGTCATCGGCGTCGTTGCCGTTGAGATTTACGGTAGGCACTACAAGATTGGTCACGGAAAACTCTCCTGTCCGGTGTCCGGTGGTTTAGAGCTTCCGTTGTACGATCCTTTTTTTATTCGGGCAAATTTTTATCCCGCCGGAACCGAGCCGTTGCTTTTCTGCGGGGCGGCAGTCTTGGCGATAACCATCAGCCTGTCGTTGCACGGCTGGCAGACGAAGCGCCGCTTGCCGTCGATCACGGTGGTGATCGCCTCGCCCCATTCAAACTGGAACACTTTGCGACAGAACGGGCAGCAAGCCATGGTGGTGGCGGTCATCGGGGTTCCTTGTAGGCGAGGTGGGCGTGAGCGGCGCAGTAGGGCTGGTCGGGGGCGAGCGGCGGCAGGCCGCAGTAGAGCGACTTGCGGTTGGGGCGGTCGTCGTGCCCCCAGAGAGGCCAGCGGCAGGTGCGGGCCGTCAGGCCGGTGATGGTCACCGCGAAAAGCGCGTCAACCACCAGCGGGGCGGGTGAGGTGGGGCGTGTCGGGTTCATCCGGGTCGGGGTCTGCTTGCCCGTAGCCAAAACGTGCAAAGAACGCGACGAGGCGACCGACATCGCAGTCGGGCTCAACATTTCGGACATAGATTTCGGACGGTCGGCCATCAGCGTCCATATCGCCCAGTGCGGTGTTGAGCATGTTGGTGGCCCGGCCTTGTCCCCGGTACTGGCGATGCGTGTTCACGAACACGACGCGGTGCGGCATCCCGCTTTCGCCCAAGGCGATGGACACAAGGGTTATCTTGTCGTCGTAGACAGAGCGGGTACGTGGCGGTTCCGGGACGACCTCGCGTGGTGCCGGTACTGCCCGCGATGTCCGCTCTTCCTCGGCGATTGACGGGTAGCCGCCCGCGCTCGCAGGCGGGTGAACGCGGGAGGGATCGTGCGCAAAGGTGGGCATCGCGGCGGCACGGTACGCTGATCCGGCCCCAAATGAAAAGGGGGCCTCGCGGCCCCCTCGGGATTTTCCGGTTCCCCCGGTCAGGCTTTGCGCCACGCCATGATCTTGTATTCCCAACGGGCCTGCTGGCGGGTGCCATTGTTCCACCTGCGCATTTCGATGCGCTGGTAAAGGCCGGTGGCGCGCAGCGCCGTGGCCTTGACCTCGGCGGCGACGGCGTCGCGGGCGAAGTGGGTTTCGTCGCACGACCGCGCGTAAAGGCCGCGCTGGGTGTTCTGGCTGACGCTCATATCGTGACCTCCACCCCGGCGGCCAGCACCCGCCCGCGCTTGAAGCGAGGGTCGCTGTTGGCCGCCTTGAGCAGGGCACGGGCCTCGGCGAGGCTCTTCGTGCAGGCGATGGTCGTCCAGTGGGGACGGGGCAGGGCCGGGGTGTCCCAGTGGGGGATGAAGCCGTCGATGACGTAGGTCATCAGCGTGCCCCCGCCCGGCGGGTCTTCCACGCCTGCTTGGCGGCGCGGCTGCGCTTCTTGTGGTCGGCAACGTCAGCGGCGAGGCGCTGGCGAAAGGCGATGTGGCACTTGGCGCTGAGGTAGGCGCTGAGCGCGTGTTCGCCATAGGGCGCGCTGCCATAGCTCGTCTCGGTGCGCCCGCTCGGGTAGACGGTCAGACTGCCGCTGCCGTCCATGGCGACGGCGTGCTGGTGGGCACGGAACTGGCGGTAGTAGTGCAGGGTGGTGGTGTTCATGGTGGTTGGCCTTGTGGTTGGTTGGTCGGGGGCCGTTGGTTGCGACCCGGTTCAGGTCATAACGCACGATCCTACTCGGCGCAAGCCCCGGCAAAAGAAAAAGGGGGCCGAAGCCCCCAGTTTCTTCCGGGTCAAATCGTTTACCCCGGAAGGTTCACCTTGCCGACCACGGCCTCGACCTCGGCCTTGAGGCCGGGGTCAAGGCGGAACATCCATTCGTAGTTGACCATGCCGGGGTCGATCAGGCCGTAGACGCCGGTTCGCTTCATCTCGGCCCAGCATTCCCCCGCCGTCATGGGGACGCCCATGTACTGGCAGTGCTGGGGGTCGTCCCATGTCGGGTCGATCACCCGGTCTTTGCTGTCGATGCACCAAGCGTGCAGCGTCGGGAACAGCAGGCGGTTGCGCATGGCGTAGCCTTCGACGTAGCGCAGGCGGGTACGGTTCTGCGAGGCGAGGTCGGCGGCGTTCTGGAAACAGTTCTTGGGCTCGCCCCTGACGTAGCTCTTGGGCAGCTTGCGGCCCTTGAACACCCAGCCGTTGTTCAGCACGAAGCGCTCGCAGAGCGCGGGCGCACCCAGCCGCGACCAGTTGGTCACGGTGTCGGCGAGCAGGGTGCGCAGGGTGGGCACGGTGAGCAGGGGGGAGGTCATGCCAGCACCTCCTTCCCGGCTGGCGTCAGGGCGAGGTCGCCGTCGATCAGGCCCTTGCGGTGCAGGGCGTCGATGACCCGCTCGCGGTTGCGCCAAGCGAGCCCGCCGGGCGCGCGGTCGGCGAAGCTGGCGTAGTCGGTCGCCTCGCCGTCGCGGTCAAGGTCGCGCAGCATGTCGCGCTGGCGCTTGGTCAGGGTGGCGCTCATGACAGCACTTCACAGTCGGCGAGCGGGAAGCTGACGACCTTGCCCGACTTGTCCAGCTTGATGCGGGCGAGCTTGTAGGTGCCGTCGCGATTGGGCTCGGGCCTGACGACGATCTTGACGATTTCGCCATACCTGTCGCCGCGCATCCATCTGTCGGACCAGACGGGAATTTGAACTCGGGTCATGTGGTTGGTTCCTTGAGAAAAATGGGGCCGCTGGTCAGGCGGCCCCGGTTGGGTTCAGCGCTGGTTGGCGCGGTTGATGGCGTACGAGCGATTGGCCCGCGTCTGCGCCTCGTAGGGGTCGATGCGCTCGGCGCTCGGCTGCGGGGTCGTGCCGCGCAGGGCGGCACAGTTGAACTCGGTCTGGGTGACCTGCATGGCCTGCATCCACATGGCATGGACGTTGCCGAAAAGCGCCTCGGGCAGGCCCAGCAGGGCGCGGCCCTCGTTGATGGCGTGCCAGAAGCGCATGTAGGCGGGGTCGCGGCGGATGTCGTGGTCGGTGGTGGTCATTGTGGCTGGTTCCTTCGTGGTTGGTGGTTGGTGGCGGGAGGGCCGAAGCCCTCCCGGTTCAGGTCACAGGTTGGCAGCTTCCCAGCGTGCCAGCGCGCGTTCGGCAGCGTCGGCGACGGGCTGGTAGTCGTTCTGAGCCCACACGGCGCTGATGTGCAGGCCGGGAATGCGGTCGTAGGCGCGGTTGAAGAGCTTCAGCATGGCCGTGCGGTCGGTGCCGAAGCGGAGAACCCTGCCGTGATCGTTGTAGATCGCGAAAGCAGGCTGGGAGAAGTCGCCCTCGGCGCGGCAGATCGCGGCGCAGAGGTAACGGAGATTGCGGTAGGTCATGTGGCTGGTTCCTGTGGTTGGTTGGTCGCGGGCCGCTTGGTTGAGCGACCCGAAACGCTTATGGCACGGGTTGGATCGTGCGTCTACCCCTATTTCAAAATAAGTTCGACCGCATGGCGGCTGGCCATGCCGTTGTCGTCCATCAGCGTGCGCCCGGCCTCGGTGCCATCAGCACGGCGGAAGACGAGGTATGCGCCATCGAAGTGGCAGGTCAGGCCAGCGCGGCGGGCAAGCGTGGCAACGAGCGTGTACCCGATCATGTGGCCCATGTGATGAAACCCTTCTCGCAATCGTCCAGCAGGTCTTCCAGCGTCAGCCCAAGCCCGCGTAGCTGGTTCTTGGTCAGGCCGATGGCGTAGCGGGCATACCGCTCGCGCGCGGCGCTGCCGGGTTTCTTGGGGTTCGGCGCGCACGTGGCCAGCACGGCATCCCCGGATACGCGGCCCTTCTTGACCGGCACAGAGGCGGCTGTGGGCAGTTTCGGCCACGGCTTGGGGGTCAGGCGCATGTCCGGGGGACACCGCGTCAGGCGGCCCCGCAGGACGGCTGTGGCGATCATCACCGGCACGTCATGGCTGAGGTCAAGGCAGGCCAGCACCTCGGCGCTGGGGTAGGGCAGGTCGGCGCTGTCGGGCAGGGCAAGGGCGAAGCGGATAGCTCGGGCGTCGCACGCGGCAAGGTGGGTGGCGGTCATGGCAGGTTTCCTCGTCAGGGGATGGGGTGACCCCCGCGCTTTCACGCGGGGGCTTGGCTGGGGCCGGTCAGTGCAGGCGGCGGTTCTCGCCACCGCCCCTGATGGCGCTGCCCAGATGCACCCGGTCACCGGCCTTCATGCCCGCTTCGTGAGCGGCGTTGCTGTAGCTCATCGCACGCTGGCTGGTGGTGTTGCGCAGGCGCAGGCCAAGGGCCTCGTACTGCTCGGCGACCACGGCGTTCCTGACCACGACCAGCGAGGTGCCGGTGGTGGTCTTGGGGGCCTCGGCCTCGCGGGCGGCGAGCATTTCGGCGAGCCGGGCGTTCACGCGCCGGGCAAACCCGTTCATGAACGTGTTGCGCACCCGGCGCGAGCTTTCGTGTGAGGGGAAGAAAGGATCGCGCTTATAGTCTTTGAACGAGCGGTTCATCGACCCTTCGATGACACGCATGAGGTACGTGGCGACTTCCACGTCACTGGGCAGGCCGAAGAAACAGATGTTCCCGGTGCCGGTGCGATACCAGACGCGGCAAGAGCAGTATTTGCCCACGGCTGATGACACCCACTGGCTTTCGTGGCGCTTCTTGCGCTCGCCGCCGTGAATGCCGGTCAGGCACTTCTCGTCGCGGATTTCAGTCTCGCTGGACGCGATGCCATACTTGTCCATCAACTGGCCCATCTTGGCGGCGGCGGACATGGCCTCGGCCTCGGTGCAGCCGTTGTCGATGGTCTTGGCGGCGAGCGCCCTGATGCGGGCGATAGCGGCCTGCCGGTTGCTGTTCTGAGCGCCGTTCGGGGCGGTGCCATCGGGGCGGTTGTCCAAGTTTGAGAGGCTGATGAAGCCCTTGGCGAGGTCGTTGGTGATGTCTTCCTGCCAGCCGCCAGCGGCCTTGAACTCGGGAATGGTCATGCCATCCCGGTACAGGTTGAAGCGAGCCCAAGCGGCGGTGCCGAATTTCTTGGGGTTGGTGGCGCAGAGAATGCGGATTTTAACGGGGTTGTAGCGCATGGTTTTGGTTCCAATGTTTGGGTTGAGATTGACGGCCTGCCCCATAGCCCACAGGGCAGGCCGGTAGGCTTCAGGCTTGTGCGAGGACGCTCGCCCGCGTCGCGTCAAGCGCGGCGTCGAAGGCATCCTTGCCATGCCGCTGGCACATGGCCAGCAGCATGTAGTGGGACGCGCCGTAGCGCGGATGGACGTGCTGCCCCCAGCCATTGGGGGCAGAGTGGAGAAGCGCCCAGTATTCGCGGGCGTCGCGTTCGATGTCGGTCATGGTTTCACCTTTCCGGTGGGTTGGGCGAGCGAGCGAAGCTCGGCCTCAAGGGGTTCGTAGTCGCAGGGGCGGGCGTTGGCCCACCCGTCCTTGGACAGCTTCACAAGCTCGGTGAGTATCGCCAGACGGCGGAGCTGAACGCGGGTCATCGGGTCGAGCCCCATTTTTTCTGATAGCGATCTTCGCAGCGTTGCACCTCCTGCGTGGTGATGACGTACACGTGCTTCAGGGCGGCAATCTCGGCGAGCGCATCACAGGTGTCGCGGTCGTGTTGCCGTGTCTGCTCAAGCTGATGGCGCTGGTAATTCTGGCCACCGTGAATGGTGGCCAGAACGCCGATAGGGGTCAGCACGATCAGCAGCGGGGCGAAAAATTGTTTCATGGTCACTGGTCGTCCTCGTCGCTGTTGCACCAGTCGCACTCGGGGTCGGTGCAGGGTTCAATGCCGTAGCTCATACGGTCAAGCAGGTCTTGGTAGTCGGGCTTCCACGGCTGGTTGGTGCAGTCTACGAACATGTGCAGGCCATCGGCCCATCGATAGCGGTGCGGCGCTTCGACGGTGCATTCGTGGGTGCCATACGCCTTGTCGTCCACGACCGTCGCCCCGATCAGGGCGGCGGCCTTCTTCACGTCGCGGAGGGTGGCGGTCATGCCAGCACCTCCGGGTGAGCGGTCTTGATGTGCGCGATCAGGCGACCGCGCTGCTTGTTGCCCTCGCGCATCCCCCAGCCGCGCCCGGCGGTGCCGGGGCGGGGCTTCAGGACGAGGTCCGAGAACCTGCACAGCGTGCAGGCACGAACGATGCCCCGTGGGGCATCGGTCGCCTTGATGAAGCGGTCGGCGGGGTGGGCCATCACTTGACCTTCCGGCTCGGCCACTGGTTGAAGATCGTCCCCAGCACCGACTGGTTGACAATCTGCTGGGTCTTCCAGCGCTCGGTGGTGCCATCGGCCTTGCCAACGGTGAGGATGCTGTGGCCCCAGACGTGCGAGCCGGTGAGCGTGGCGGTCAGGCAATCGCCGACCTTGCGCACCAGCTTCATGACGAAGAGGTCGTACTGAGCGGCGGCCTGCTCGCGGGCAGCGACGATGTAGCGGGCTTCGCGTTCCGGGGACGCCGCGCGGATATGCGGCTCACCGTGGCGGTGGTACGACTTGGTGTGGTCGGTCAGGCTGAGCAGCCAGTTGTGGCGGGCCATCATGGTCTTGTACTGGGCGCGGCCCATGTTGCCGTTCGGGCGGGGCGCGGCCTTGTCAACGTCCCAGCCAAACTCGGCGAGCTTGGCATGGGCACGGGCGATGGCCGCCTGAGCCTCGGTTTCGGCGCGGGCGATAGCGTCGGCCTTCAAGGGGGCGACGGCGGTTTCGATGGGGTTCATGGTTGGTCTTTCGTGGTTGGTTGGTCGGGTCGGCTGGTTGGGCCGATCCAACCTTGTCGCATATCCGGGGTGGCTGCACAAGCCCTATTATCTCTTATTTTAATCGCGTACGCGTGAACCCTCATTTGCAAAAATCGCGCGCGAGCAAAAGCGTAAAAATCTAATAGTGTTCACGTATACGCGAGCTTTTATAAGCACTTAGCGCCTATTGGTTTTCTATTGGTTTTTTCTGGCGTGCAGTTTTTTGCCCCTTTTTGACCCATCGTCGTAGCGTCAAGAATATAACGCTCATCCAGTTGCCTGCCCCCCGGAAGGGCGTTAAGTTCCCCCCTGAATTATGCCCCGCCCCGTCCCACAAGTGACCGTCTACCAGCCGCGCTGGGCCGAAGACGACTACCTGCGCAGGCCGCTCGACTTCGACCCCGATCTGGCCGATGCGATCATCCTGCGGGTCATGAACGGCGAGACGCTGAACGCGCTGTGTTCGAACAATCGCGACTACCCCCTGCCCGGAACCTTCCTCCTGTGGATGGAACAGGAACCCGCGTTCAACCTGAAATATCGCAAGGCGAAGACCATTCAGACCGAATTGCTGGTTGACGGCATCCTTGAAGACGGCAAAGCTGGGACATGGGACGCCAGCACGCGGGTCACCGCCGGGAAAATCTACACCGAGAAGACCGACCCGATGCGCTATGGCCCCAAGGCGACGATCACCACCGTGCAGCGGGAGGAAGCGCCAGTGCAGGTCGATCACACGGCGGAACTCAGGCGTCGCATCAAGGCCATGGCCGACCGTGCCAAGGCGCAGGAAGAGGCTGAGAAGGAAAGCTGATGGCCGTCACCTCGCACGCCTACATCCGAAACTATGGTGCCATCCCGGCCTTCTTCGACAGTGGCCGATACGGCCATCGCATCCGGCGCTTCGGCAACGAGTATTTCGTTGACCGCACCAACAGCGCGAAATACCGCACCACCCGCAAAACATCAGGCCCCTATGCCAGCATCGCGCTGGCGCAGGCGGCCTGCGACACCGATGTGCAGCTTACGCGCCCCTCGGGCGTGACGCCGACCACGACCACCGCAGGGTTCACGCAGCCCGCTGTGGGTGCGACCGTGGTCGTGCCTGTGGCTGCGACCACGGGGCTCGCCGTGGGGATGTGCGTGACCGTCGCCACGGCGGGCGTGTTCCAGATCACGGTGATTGCCGCGCTCAACCTGACGCTGCGCAACACGGGCGCGGCAGAGAACGCGGCACCCACCACGGTGATCGCCACCACCAAATCAGTCACAGCGACAGCAGGTCCGGGATGAAACAGGAAACCTTGATCGACCTCGAAAACATCACCCCGGTGCCGCCACCGCCTGACGCACCAGCGCCAGACCCTGCGGCCTCGGACGCCAGCACATCCCAGCAGGTGCCGGTCTACATCGTCAGCGCCTCGCTGATCAGCCCCGATGGCTGGCTGGCGGGCAAGCTGGAAGCCCCATGGCGGGGCTCGCAGACCATCGGCGAGCTTTGCAACACGCTCATCACCACCAGCAAAGAGCGGCCCGACCTAGATCAGTGCCGCATCAGCGTGCGCTGGCGGAAGTGAGCTTCGGTTTCGCCACGTGGCGAAACCTCGTCTTCCCGGCGGCACTCGTCAGTGGGGCCGGGAATGTAGCCGGGTGCGGGGCAGGGGGCGTCATCCTTTCCCCCTCCCCCGCCCCGGTTCTATTTCGCCCGGTTTTCGGATGCTCTTCTGGTTCGCCGGGTGGAAAAGCGGGCAGGGTCGCAACAGCCCTGCCCGCACCGATCACACCACCAGCCTGAGCCCTGCCCCGACGATGCGCGGCGACGGCTTGGGGCGCGTGTCCCGTAACTCAATCGGCACCATCAGGGCGTGAGACAGGTTGCTCGCCATGGCGAGCAGGTCGGCAGGCGGCTGCTCGCCGTAGCTGTGGGTTTCCTTGATGAAGGTGCCGTTCACCGACAGCACGTGGCAGGCCAGCGAGCAGCGCTCGCCGATGGTGTCTGGCATCCGGTAGATGACGAGGCTGGTGTTCATTTAACGCCTCATCGACAATATCTGTGGTGCACGACCAAGAGGAACCCCCGTGGGATGCAACGTCTATTACGAACCTGAACCAAGAACGCCGGTCTCATAAATTGACACTTTCCCTGTAAAATCAGTGGGTTAGATAATAACGCGGGCGTCCGCGTATTTGATCGGGTAAGCGACCTCGGCGACGCGGAACTTGAGCTTGGCAGGCAGCTTCCAGAAGTCGCTGTCTTCCCGGAAGGGGTGCGGCTCGGACGCGATACGCTTCACCAGCGCCTCGGTGCGTAGGGCCTCGGCCTCGGGCGTGAGGTAGTAGCTGGTCATGCGTTTCCCCTCACCTCGGCTTGGCCTTCGAAGCGGGCGACCTGTTCCTTGAGCATGGTCACCACGTCCTCGCGGTGGGCGTTGCTGATGTAGTTGCAGCGGCCTTCGTGCCCTTCGAACGGGAACACCATCAAGATGAAGCCGTTCGTTTTGGTGGTGGGCGGCTTGCCGTTCAGCAGTTCGTCAATGCCGTGCGCCAGTGCATTCATCAGCTTGTGTAGCTCGGGGTCGATGGGCGCGTCGCCCAGTTGCTTGCTCATCAGTACACCTGCGAGTAGGGCTGGCGCTCGCTACCATCCGAGTTGATCTGAACCACGTCCGCGAGCAGGGTGCCATTGCAGGTGGTCTTGCCCCCGATGCTGCCAGTGACACGGGCAAGGGCGATCTGGTCAAGCGCAGCATCCAGTGAGCGGGCGTCCCGCACCTTCCAGCGCTGCCCGTTCGGGCATCTGACGATGTAGGTCATTCGTTGTCGTCCTTCCTGATGTGCTTGTCCCATTCCTCGGGCGTGATGCCGGTCTTGAGGAATTCGCGCTGCTCGTTGGTTAGCTGGGGGAAGATGTCCTGTATCAGGCGCGTGCGCCGCGATGACATCCATTCCGCCCACTGGGCCATGGTGATAGGCAGTTCCATGCTGGCGGCCTTGCCGGTGATCTGCGATTTGCGGGTGACCTTCATTCCAGTTCCAGTTCCTGCATCAGTTCCAAGACATCGCCGATACGGCTGACGGCGCGACCAATGGGCGTGGCGTTCCACTCGGCGACATCCATGTCGGGCATGGGCAGTTCCTTGGTGAGGATGGCCTGCGCCTCGTTCAGCTTGGCGATGATGGCGTCGAAGATTTCTTCGTTGTCCATGGTGATCATTTCGGGGGTTCCTCGTCGCGGTTTTTAAGCCTCGAAAGGTACGATCCTTTTTCATTTCGGCCAAGCCCAAGGTTGCCTTGACCCCTCGGGGAATGTACCTTGCTTCGCTTAGCGAGCGCGTCGCATTTCATCCCCATAGCCCCACCGCCCATGTGGCGCGTTTCGTCAGGCCCGCCCCGGTACGGTTCCAAGCCGGGGCGGGCCATTATTTGGGGGAAGTGCATGAATGCCAATGTCGCGATGGCCTCGGTGCTGTCGAAACGACCCCCACATGAGCAGGAAGTGTTCTATCTCGGCCTGACGCCTGAGATGACACACGTCCTTGAGTACGACTGGGAATTCTGGGGCCGACCCAATCAACAGGAACCCCCCGGCAACTGGTCGGTGTGGCTGGCCATGGCAGGCCGGGGCTTTGGCAAGACCCGCATGGGCTCGGAATGGGTGCGGTCGATGATGTGCGGTAGCTCGCCGCTGACGGGCGGGCGCGTCAGGCACATGGCCCTCGTCGCCGAGACAGCCGCCGACGCCCGTGATGTCATGGTGCAGAGCCAAGGCGGCATCCTGAAGTGCCACCCCCCTGAATTCCGCCCGGTCTACAAACCCTCCCTACGCAAGCTGGAATGGCCCAATGGCGCAGTCGCACACACCTATTCCGCAGATGACCCAGAGCAACTTAGAGGGCCTGAGCATGAGGCCGCTTGGTCAGATGAGCTTGCCAAGTGGCAGTACGCGCAAGAAACTTGGGACATGCTACAGTTCGGTCTGCGCGTCGGCGATAACCCCCGGCAGTTGGTCACTACAACCCCGCGTCCAATTCCAGTTGTCAGGGAACTACTTGAAAATAAAGACACCTTCGTAACGCGCGGCAGCACATACGACAATTATCACAATCTCTCGGCCAAGTTCTTGGCCAAGATGAAGGAGAAGTACGAAGGCACAAGGCTCGGGCGGCAGGAACTGCACGCCGAAGTGCTTGACGATGTGCCGGGCGCGATGTGGACGCGCAGGATGCTTGAGATGCGCTCGGCGTCGAACCCGAAGGGCGCGGGCATGACCAAGAGCGAGGGCCTGCCCGACATGCGCCGGGTGGTGGTGGGCGTTGACCCGTCAGGCACGCACGGCGAAATCGACATGCGCCGCAAGGAAGCGCGTGGCGGCGACCACGAATTTGAGGTAGGTGACGATGTAGGCATCGTCTGCGCGGGGCTTGGCGACGATGGCATGATCTATGTGCTTGACGACGCCACGATCAATCTCGGCCCCGAAGGGTGGGCGCGGCGGGTGGTTGACACCTACCGCAGGCACGACGCCGACATGATCGTCGGCGAGGCCAATTTCGGCGGTGCCATGGTCGAACACACCATCCGTACAATCGACAAGCGCGTGCCCTACAGGCCCGTCCATGCCTCTCGGGGCAAGGCGGTCAGGGCAGAGCCCGTGGCGGCGCTCTACGAGCAGGGCAGGGTGCGCCACGTGGGCAGCATGGCCAAGCTGGAAGACCAGATGATCTACATGACCCAGCGCGGCTACGAGGGCGCGGGTTCCCCGGACAGGCTCGACGCCATGGTCTGGGCCATCACCGACCTTGTGTTCGGCAAATCGGCAAGGGGCGGTGTCGTCCCGATCAGGGGAGGGCATCACTGATGGCCAAGGTGGTCAAGCTCAAGCCAGCGGCGCAGGAGGAGGGCACGACCCGCATCGGCGATGTGAAAGAGCGGCACCCCGACCTCGGCATCATCGTCCCCGACTACGAGGAATGCCGGGACGCCGTGGACGGCGCGACCACGGTCAAGGCCAAGAACGTCAAGTACCTGCCCATGCCCTCGGGGTTCAACGGCTCGGCTGAGCCGCTGGCCATGTACGAGGCGTACAAGATGCGGGCGCAGTTCCCCGACCTGATGGCCCCGACCATTCAGGGGATGCTCGGCATCATCCACCACGGCGAGGCGCAGATCGAAGGGCTGGACGAAGACAGCCCGCTTGAGGGGATGTGGGAGACGGCGACCCCCGATGGCCTGACGCTTGAGGCGCTGCACAAGCGCATCACCGAAGAGATTTTGACGGTTGGCAGGGTGGCGCTGCTGGCTGACCTGCCGCCAGAGGGCGGCGACCTGCCATGGGTGGCCGTCTACAAGGCGGAAAGCCTCATCAACTGGTCCGAGAGCCGCAACTTCTTCGTGCTGGAAGAAGACTACCGGGTGCGTTCGGGTTTCACGTGGGACGCCAAGAAGCGTTACCGCGTGCTGGAACTGGTCGATGATGTGTATCAGGTCGAAGTGCTTGACGAAGATGGACATTCCCTGAGCAGCGATGAGGAAAAGGACCCCACCGAAGACCCCACGATTGACGTGCAAGAAGGCGTCGCCACCTCGGTGGTGGTGCCGCAGATGCGAGGTGGCAAGCCGCTTGAGGAAGTACCGCTGGTCGTGGCGGGCTCACGTGACCTGAGCCTTGAGCCCGATCAAATCCCGCTGATAGGCGTGACGCGCTCGGCGTATGCCATCTACCGGCTGGACGCCGACTACCGCCACCAGCTTTTCATGAGCGGGCAGGAAACCCTGTTCTATATCGGGCTCGACCCCGATGACATGCCCACCTACGTGGGCGCGGGCGTCGGCGTGTCGATACCCGAAGGGGGCGACGCCAAGTATGTTGGCCCCTCGGGCTCGGGTATCGAAGCGCACAAGACAGCCATTGAAGACGAGCGCAGCCGGGCCGCAGAGGCGGGCTCGCGCATGTTCGCGGTGGGCGACAAGAAGGCGGCAGAGAGCGGCGAGGCGCTGCGCATCCGCGCGCGGGCGGGCTCGGCCACGCTGGTGAGCGTGGCGCAGACGAGCGCTGCCGCGCTTGAGCAGGTGCTGCGCTACTGCGCTGAGCTAGTCGGGCAAGACCCCGACGAGGTGATCGTCAAGCCCAACCTGAATTTCCTCGACACGGACATGACGCCCGACGAGGCGAACAAGTTGACCGAGTTGTGGATGAACAAGGTGATTTCCTATGAAACGCTTTATGCCAACCTTCAGCGGGGTCGCATCGCGTCTGAAGAGCGCACGGCTGAGGAGGAACAGGAACTCGTTGCGGAAGAGGAAGCGGCATCCATGCCCACCGGCATGGGAATGGGAGAGTTGGGGATTGGCGAACAGCCTCTAGGCGGCGAGGCCACCCCCGACCTCAGCGTCGGCACGGGCGACGACGAATATGGCCCGATCAGCCCCGAAGAACTGGCGGAATTGTTCGCGCCGGAAGAGCTTGAGGAACCCGTGTCATGATGCCAAGCGAATATGGGCTCAAGCTGTACCACGGCGACAGCTATTCGTGGCAGTTCAAGCTGTGGCTTGACGAGGGCAAGACCGCCCCGCTCGACCTCACGGGCGTGGTGCCGAAGGCCGAAATCCGGTTTGAGCCGGGCGGTGCGGTCATCGTGACGTTCGTCACCGAAGTCGTGCTGCCCAACATCATCGCGATGTCGCTCAGTTCGACCCAGTGTCAGGCGCTTGAGATAGCCCCGCACATCTGGGATTTGCAACTGACCTACCCCTCGGGCTCGGTGAACACCATCCTGATGGGCACGGTGGAAGTCACGGCAGACGTGACCGACAGCGTCGCGGCGGGTGCGCTGATGGCCCAGCCGACCACCATCGCGATGCAGCAGGGGAAAACGCTGAAGTTCCCAAGGGCGGCGCGCAAGAAGGGCTGAACCGATGGCCGATGACATCACCGACATCGTGTTGCAGGAAACGGTCGCGTTCTACATCGACGTGACGGTTGACCGACCGGCGGTCATCGAAATCGTCGCACCGCCGATCCATATGGTGGAAGTCGAAGAACTCGGCGGGCCGATAGGCCCGCAGGGGCCGCAGGGGCCGCTTGGCCCCACGGGGCCGCAAGGCCCTGTCGGCATGGGCATCATCTTCAAGGGCACGGTGCTGACCTATGCCAACCTGCCCCTCGGCCCTTCGATCAACGACGCCTACATCACGCAGGACACCGGCCACACATGGGTCTGGGACGGCTCGTCATGGGTCGATTGCGGCGAGATAACCGGCCCGCAGGGGCCGCTCGGCCCGGCAGGCCCGCAAGGCTTGCAGGGGCCAGAGGGGCCGCAGGGCGAGCCGGGCTACCCCGGCGCTGACGGTGCCCCCGGAAGCACGGGCTTGCAGGGTGAGCCCGGTCAGGAAGGCGCGCAGGGACCTGTCGGGCCTGTCGGCGCGCAAGGCCCGGCGGGCGTGGGCATCAATTTCAAGGGCTCGGTGGCGACCTCGGCGAGCCTGCCGCCGACCGGCAATGTGACCGGTGACGGCTGGGTCGCTGACGATACCGACCGTCTGTGGGTCTGGGACGGCGATAGCTGGGTCGATTGCGGCAATGTCGTCGGCCCGGAGGGGCCGCAGGGCATTCAGGGCTTGCAGGGCCTACCCGGCCCGCAGGGGCCTGCCGGGACGCAGGGCATCAAGGGCGATACCGGTGACACCGGGGCGACCGGCCCGCAGGGTATTCAGGGCGTTCAAGGCCCACAGGGCGTCAAGGGCGATACCGGCCTGCAAGGCCCGCAGGGGCCAGCCGGGGCGACCGATGACGGGGCGACGATACTGGCCAAGCTCGCGCCGGTCGATGGCGCGGCGAGCGGTCTGGACGCCGACAAGGTGGACGGTCTGGACAGTCTGGATTTGCTGGCCCGCACCAATCATACCGGCGTGCAGGCCATCAGCACCATCGTCAATTTGCAGGCGACGCTCGACCTCAAGGCCCCTCTTGCATCGCCAGCGCTGACCGGGACACCGACCGCGCCAACGGCGGCGACTGCCGACAGCACCACCAACATCGCCACCACGGCTTTCGTGCAGGCGAACATGGCCCTCAAGGCCCCGCTCGCTTCGCCGACCTTCACAGGCACGCCCGCAGCCCCCACGGCGGCGGCGCTTACGTCAACGACACAACTTGCCACGACTGCTTTCGTCACTGCCGCAGACACGGCCCTCGGGGCGTTGAAGGCCAACGTCAGCCACACCCACGCGCAGGCGGACGTGACCAACCTTGTCACCGACCTCGGCCTCAAGGCACCGTTGGCCAATCCAACTTTTACTGGCGTGCCCGCAGCGCCCACGGCGGCGGCCCTGACCAGCACCACGCAGTTGGCTACAACTGCTTTCGTGACCGCTGCCGACACGGCGCTCGGCGCGCTCAAGGCGAACGTGGCCCACACGCACGCGCAGGCGGACGTGACCAACCTCGTCACCGACCTCGCGCTGAAGTCGCCACTCGCCTCGCCCACGTTCACAGGTGTTCCGGCAGCACCTACAGCGGCGGCCCTGACCAGCACCACGCAGTTGGCCACGACCGCGTTTGTGACCGCTGCGGATACCGCGCTCGGGGCGTTGAAGGCCAACGTCAGCCATACACATGCGCAAGCGGATGTGACCAACCTCGTCACCGACCTCGGCCTCAAGGCCCCGCTCGCGAGCCCGGCCCTGACAGGTGCGCCGACCGCGCCGACACCCACGGCAGGCGACAACGACACCACCATCGCGACCACGGCGTTCGTGACCGGGGGCATCGCAACCTCGGCAGCGACCAAGGAACCCACCATCGCAGCCGGGACGGCAGCGCAGTATTGGCAGGGAACCAAGACGTGGCAGACCTTGGACAAGGCGTCTGTCGGTCTAGGTAGTGTTGATAATACTGCCGATACTGCGAAGCCTGTAAGTACAGCACAGCAGACAGCGCTCAACCTCAAAGCAAATATCGCTTCGCCCACGTTCACTGGCAAGGTCACGACCGAGTTGGGGACGACTGCGCTGGCCAGCATCAACATCCCGCATGGCGTGGCCCCTTCGGCCCCGGTGAACGGGGATGTGTGGACGACGACCGCCGGTCTGTTCCTGCGCACCAATGGCGTGAGCGTGGGGCCGCTCGGCGTGGGCGGCGAGCCCGCGATAGCGGCGGGCACGGCAGCGCAATACTGGCAGGGCACCAAGACTTGGCAGACACTGGACAAGGCCGCTGTCGGCCTTGGCAGCGTCGATAACACCACCGACCTCGCCAAGCCTGTCAGCACGGCCACACAGACCGCCCTGAACCTCAAGGCCAATCTGGCCGCGCCGACCTTCACGGGCGTGCCAGCCGCGCCCACGGCCACGTTGGGCACCAACACGACCCAGCTTGCCACGACCGCTTTCGTACAGGCCGCTGTCGGGGCGGCGGGCGGCGGCGACATGCTGTCATCGGTCTATGACAGCGATGACGATGGCAAGGTGAATGCGGCGGTGGCCGCCGATGCCGTCCCGTGGGCTGGCATCACGGGCAAGCCCGCGACCTTCCCGCCGACCCTGCCCATTGCGCAGGCCGATGTCACCAGCCTCGTCGCCGACCTCGCGCTGAAAGCCCCGTTGGCCGCACCGACCTTCACTGGCATCCCGGCAGCGCCTACGGCAGCGCAGGCGACGAACACCACCCAGCTTGCGACGACCGCGTTCGTGCAGACCAACATGGCGCTGAAGGCGAATGCCACGCACACCCACGCGCAGGCCGATATCACCAGCCTCGTTGCCGACCTCGCGCTGAAGGCACCGCTGGCAGACCCGACCTTCACTGGCACCCCGGATGCGCCGACCGCCACGGCGGGCACGTCCACGACGCAGATCGCCACCACGGCCTTTGTGACGACCGCCGACGCGCTCAAGGCAAATCTGGCCAGCCCAACGTTTACCGGCGTCCCAGCCGCGCCTACGGCGGCTGCGCTGACCAGCACGACGCAGTTGGCGACGACCGCTTTCGTGACCAGTGCGCTGGCCAACTACCAGTTGGAAAGCGAAAAGGGCGCGAATGACGGCTACGCCAGCCTCGACAGCGTCGGCAAGGTGCCCATGGCGCAGTTGCCTGCCGCCGTCATCGGCTCGGTGATCTACAAGGGCACGTGGAACGCGGCGACCAACACGCCGACCATACCCTCGGCAGTTGGCGCGACAGGCTGGTACTATCTGGTTGCCGTGGCGGGCTCGACGCTGATCAACGGTATCAGCGACTGGGCGATCAACGACTGGATAATCTCCAACGGCGTGACTTGGGACAAGGTGGACAACACCGACCAAGTGACCTCGGTCGCGGGCAGGCAGGGCGCTGTCGTGCTGGCCGTTGGCGATGTGTCCGGGGCCGCGCCCTTGGCGTCGCCGACCCTTACGGGCGTTCCGGCAGCGCCGACCGCGACGCCGGGCACGAACACCACGCAGCTTGCGACGACCGCTTTCGTGGTGGCGGGTGACGCGCTCAAGGCGAATACGACCCATACCCATGCGCAGGCGGATGTCACCAATCTGGTCACTGACCTCGGCCTCAAGGCCCCGTTGGCCTCGCCCGCGCTGACCGGCACGCCGACCGCGCCAACGGCGGCGACCGCCGACAACGATACGCAGATCGCCACCACGGCCTTTGTGCAGGCCAATATGGCGTTGAAGGCGAACGCCACGCATACCCACGCACAGGCTGACGTGACGAACCTCGTCACCGACCTCGGCCTGAAAGCTCCGCTTGCAAGCCCGACATTCACGGGCACGCCAGCGGCCCCGACCGCAGCCACGGTGACGAACACCACCCAGCTTGCGACGACCGCCTTCGTGCAGGCCAACATCGCGCTGATGCAGCCCCTGATAGCCGCAGGCACCACGGCTCAGTATTGGCGCGGTGACAAGTCATGGGTGGCGTTGGACAAGACGGCTGTCGGCCTTGCCAACGTGGACAACACGACCGACGCGGCCAAGCCGGTTTCCACGGCCACCCAGACCGCGCTTAACTTAAAGGCAAACATTGCCAGCCCGACTTTCACCGGGAAGGTCACCACGGAACTGGGGACGGCCTCGCTGGCGAGTATCAACTTGCCGCATGGTGTCGCGCCGACGACCCCCGTGAACGGGGATATGTGGACGACGACAACGGGCCTGTTCGTGCGCGCGAACGGTGTCACGCAGGGGCCGCTCGGGGCCGGTGGCGAGCCGTCGATTGCCCTCGGCACGACCGCGCAATACTGGCGCGGTGACAAGTCTTGGCAGACGCTGGACAAGACGGCTGTCGGCCTCGCGAACGTGGACAACACGGCAGACACCGCCAAGCCGGTTTCCACTGCTCAGCAGACCGCGCTCAACCTGAAAGCCAATCTGGCCGGGCCAACGTTCACGGGCGTGCCTGCCGCGCCTACAGCGACGGCGGGTGACAACACCACCCAGCTTGCAACCACGGCGTTCGTCACCACGGCAGACAACCTGAAGGCGAACCTAGCGAGCCCGACCTTCACGGGTGTCCCAGCCGCACCCACGGCGGCGGCCCTGACCAGCACCACCCAGCTTGCGACCACGGCTTTCGTGACTGCGGCGGATACCGCCCTCGGTGCGCTCAAGGCGAACGTCTCACACACCCACGCGCAGGCGGATGTCACCAATCTGACCACCGACCTCGGGCTCAAGGCCCCCTTGGCGAGCCCGACCTTCACGGGCGTTCCCGCAGCGCCGACCGCTGCCGCGCTCACCAGCACGACGCAGCTTGCCACGACCGCTTTCGTGACGACTGCCGATGCGCTCAAGGCGAACCTTGCCAGCCCGACCTTCACAGGCACCCCGGCAGCGCCGACGCCTGCGACCGCCGACAACACCACGACGCTGGCCACGACCGCCCACGTGCAGGCGAACATGGCGCTGAAGGTCAGCGATGCGGCTTCGGACAGCCGCTTCTATTTCCGGCGCAACGCGGTCTGGGAAGATTTCTTCAAGTACGCCAACCCGCTGACGACGAGACAGTACGAGTGGCGCACGGAAATCGTCGCACCGCCGACGACTGGCCAGTTCCGGGTGAACTCGGCGACCATGGCCTCGGTGACCACGGCGTGGCTGTTCAAGACCGATCTGAGCGTGCTGGACACCACGCTGACCATGCCGGAAATGATCACCACCGGGGCGCGGGTCGGCATCGTCAATCAGGATGCGCCAACCACGTGGCACATCTTCCGGGTGACCGCGCCGCTGGTGGACAGCACGACCTACTGGACGATCACGCTGACGCTGGAAAGCTCGGGCGGCGTCGCCATCGCCAACGCTGATCGCGTCAACTTCATCATCCTACCGTCCGACACGACGACCAAGGCGAACCTCGCTTCCCCTGTTTTCACGGGCGACCCGCAGGCACCTACGCCCGCGACCGCCGACAACGACACCAGCATAGCCACCACCGCCTTTGTGAAAGCACAGGCATATGCGCCGCTCGCCTCGCCCACGTTCACGGGCGTGCCTGCCGCACCGACCGCTGCCGCGTTGACCAATACGACGCAACTCGCGACCACGGCGTTCGTCACCACGGCAGACAACCTGAAGGCGAACCTCGCCAGCCCCACATTCACTGGCGTGCCAGCCGCACCTACGGCGGCGGCGCGGACCTCTACGACGCAGCTTGCGACCACGGCGTTTGTGACGACAACGACACGTGAGAAGCTGACGGCGGCGCGCACCTACTATGTGCGCTCGGACGGGTTGGACACCAACACCGGCCTGACCAACGACGCAGCCGGGGCGTTCCTCACGCCGCAGGCAGCGTGGAACACGCTGAGCCTGATTGATGGCAATGGGTTTGCCGTCACCATTTCCATTCAAAGCCTGTTCACGACCAGTATTTCGACCGCCGAAGACAAGCTGGTTGGCGTCACCACTGTTTCGATCAATGGGGTGAGCAACGCAACGTCCGGTTTATCGCAGGTACTTGTTACTGGAACCACTACTAGGATTGCTCTTAATAATCTGACGTTGGGCATTGGCACTGTATTGAACGCCCTAGTGGCATCCGGCGTTGGTGTTGAGGTTACAGTCGGTGCGGGTATGGCGTTTAATCACACCGGCGCTTCCGCCAGCATACAGGCGACCTTGGGCGGAAGAATTACAGTCACCGCCGATATCACACTTATGACGGCGGGTTGTAGCTATATTCTCTATGCCTCGCTTGATGGCTACATATACATCAGCGATACTGCGTGGATTATTGTTTGCCCTGTTCGACCCGATACGTTTTCGAACGTTGTTATCGCAGTGGCCTTTGCCTATGCCATACAAGGCGGGACAATTTACACGGCTGACGCAGGCATTGCCGTCACCACTGGGCCGATTACCGGGCCGCGCTATTCCGTGCTGACAGGCGGCAAAATCTTCGGCCTTTCGGCGCTGAGCGCGACCACCTTCCCCGGCGACGTTGCCGGTACGGTAGACACGCTTGATGACAGCATCTATGGCGATGGCGTCCCAACCGCAGTCACGGCAGCGCCGGGCACCAGCACCACGCAGATCGCGACGACTGCGTTCGTCACCACGGCGGACAACCTCAAGGCCAATCTAGCCTCACCCACGTTCACGGGCGTGCCAGCGGCCCCCACGGCGGCGGCGTTGACGAACACGACCCAGCTTGCCACGACCGCGTTCGTCACCACGGCTGACAACCTCAAGGCGAATATCGCCAGCCCCACGTTCACCGGCAAAGTGACGACCGAGTTGGGGACGGCCGCGCTGGCCAGCCTGAACATCCCCCACGGGGTCGCGCCGACCTCCCCGGTCAACGGCGATCTGTGGACGACCACGGCGGGGCTCTACGCGCGCATCAACGCGGTGACCGTGGGGCCGCTGGGTGCGGTGGTCAGTGACCCGCTCAAGGCCAATCTGGCAAGCCCGGTCTTCACTGGTGACCCACAGGCCCCAACCCCGGCCACTGCCGACAACGACACGTCGATTGCCACGACCGCCTATGTGAAGGCGCAGCTATATGCGACGCTGGCCGACCCTGTTTTCACAGGCACCCCTGACGCGCCCACGGCAGCGCCGGGCACCAATACGACCCAGTTGGCGACCACGGCTTTCGTGGCGGCGAGTTTCGCACCGCTTGCGAGCCCGACCTTCACAGGCGTCCCGGCTGCGCCGACAGCCGCCGCGTTGACCAGCACGACGCAGTTGGCGACGACCGCTTTCGTCACGACCGCCGACAATCTGAAGGCCAACCTTGCGAGCCCGACATTCACCGGCACGGTGACCGTCGCCGCGCTGACGGCGACCGGCAAGGTGACCACGGTGCTGTCCGCAACGGGCGCGGCGGGCATCGTCCTTCCGCATGGCGTTGCGCCCTCGGCCCCGGTCAATGGCGACCTGTGGACGACGACAGCGGGCCTGTATGCGCGCATCAATGCCGTGACCAAGGGGCCGTTCATGGACAAGGCCACGGCGGATGTAAGCGACACCGCGCCGTCCAGCCCGGTCAATGGGCAAATGTGGTTCAACTCGGCGAACGGCAATTTTTACATCTACTACATGGATGGCACGTCCAATCAGTGGGTCCAGATCAACACGGTGGGCACCTGATGGCGCTGAATTTCCCATCGTCCCCGACTGATGGATATGTGTGGCGGCCCGGTGGCAATTTGCCGAATTACGTGTACCGCACGGCCAAGGGCGCATGGACGCGCCCGGCGGGTACGGCCATCAGGCCCAATCGCATCGTCAACCCCACGTTCCAGATCGCGCAGCCTACTGCCGCCCCGGTTGGCATTGGGGGCTATCCCGTTGACCAGTGGTTTTTTGATGCAAGTCCGGGTGCGGCTGGGACAATTTTAAGGCTTGCGGATGCAGTAAACACTGTTGGCGGATGGTGCATATCGGGGACGGTCAGTGTTGCTGTGCCGACGCTCGCCGCTGGCGATTATTATTCGTATTGTCAACGTATTGAAGGGACGCGCATTGCAGATTTTAACTGGGGTCCGGTAACCTCAAGTCTGGCCAGAGCCGCTGTGCTGCGGTTCAGGGCATATTCGGAGAAGTCAGGCACCTATACAGTTGCGATACGGAATGGAACCAGTTCCCGTTCGTTTCTCGCCCCGTTCACACTTGTTGCGAATACATGGACGACTGTGGTTATTTCAGTTCCCGGCGATATACTTACTACATGGACCGTGGATACTGGCATGGCTATGATAATCAATTTTGTCTTTGCCTGCGGCACGACCTACGGCAGCGGTGTCGCGGGCTGGCAGGCGGGCAATCATCTCGGCATCGCCGGTATGACGAACGGCATCACTGCGGCAGCGGGCAATGGTCACCGGATAGCCGATGTCGGGCTGTGGGTTGATCCGAATAACACTGGCCTTGCGCCCGAGTTCATCGTTCCGAATTACGAAGACGATTTGGCCGACTGCCAGCGCTACTGGTATCCGTGCTTCATGTCGCGTGGCGTGATCAGTGGAACGCTGCAAGGGCACGTGCAGGCCGTGCATCCGGTGCCGATGCGCATCGCCCCGGCCCTGTCGATTGTCGGTGCGCCACGGCTCTATGACACTACTGTGGCTCCGACGATCACGTCGATTTCGTCCAACCCGTCCAACAACATGGCGCTGTATGCGGTGATGGTCACGGCAGGCACGTTCGTTCTGGGACGACCCGCCATGCAACTCTCGGATGGCGTCCAGTACACCAAATACATTGCCGTGAACGCGAGGATGTGATGGCGATTGATTTTCCATCTTCGCCAGTAGCTGGGCAGGTATTCAACGCCAGCCCCGGCAGGTCATTTGTGTACGATGGCAGTTACTGGGGCGCTGCGCCGATGACCACGGCGTTGCCCAAGAACTATGTCGTCAACCCAGCGATGCAGATCAGCCAACAATATGGCAACACAGTCGTGGTTAGCGGCAGCGCCGCAGTGATAGTTGACCAATGGTATATCTTCTTTACCAGCACGGGTGTTGCCTCAGTGGCACAGCATTTGTTAACTACGCCACGTGGTTCGTTACATAGACTTCGTTTTGTAATTGTAACTCCCGACGCCACGCTGGATGCACCTGATTATTTGTCCATGCAGCACCGCATTGAAGGCGTTCGCTGTGCCGAGCTTAAATTCGGAAGCGCTGCGGCACAGCAGATCATCTTGCGGTTCGGGTTCAGAGCCCCGGCAGGCACGTACAGCATCTTTGTCAAGAACCATTCAACGGTGCGCAGCTACGTCGCCAATTTCACGATCAGCGCCGGGCAGGCCAACACCGACACCGAGCAGACGTTCGTCATTCCCGGCGATACGACCGGGACATGGCCAATCGACAGCGCCAATATCGGACTGCAATTCGGCGTGGCACTCGCCGCAGGTTCGAATGTTCAGGGGGTGGCCGGTTGGCAAGCCAACAGCCGGAATGGCACCGCCAGCAATTCCAATGGTCTGGCCACATCCGCAGCGACATACGACCTGTTCGATGTCGGCTTGTACATGGACCCTTACAAGACGGGCGTCGCCCCCGCGTGGGAACTGCCCGATTTTGCTCAGGAACTGCGCCGCTGCCAGCGCTACTGGTACAGGCAATACACCTTGCGCGGAGGGCATGGTGACACCGCTTCCATGTACCGTGGCGGCGCTCAGCACGCAGCGCCGATGCGCGTCCCGCCCGCAGGCAGCATAGTCGGCACGCCAAAGATATACGATGCCGGTGTCACGCCCACGGCGACTTCGATGTCAGCGCAGGGCAATGAATACGTCTGCGAGTTCGATGTGTCCTGTTCGGCGGGTGGTTTCACACCGGGCCGCGTGGGCATCCAGTATTATCAGACCGAAGCGTCTTACTTTGCCATTAGCGCGAGGCATTGAATGGCGCTAAATTTCCCATCTAGCCCGGCAATCGGCCAGAAATTCGATAGCGGCACGGTTCGCTATATCTGGGACGGCACGACATGGAACGCGACCCAGTTGGGGACGGCGCTGCCGTTCAATTATATCGTAAACGGTTCCATGCAGGTCAGCCAGCAAAATGGCGACGTAGTGTCCAGTGTCAATGCTTATTACCCGGCGGATCAGTGGGTTGTATCGTTAAGCGGCATATCAACAAACCTGCAACGACAAGGTTTTCGTTTACCCCTTACGGGTTCGCAGTATAAACTCTATATGCCGGTCAACGCACCAAGTGTTAAACCGACACTGGGGGCAACTGATTATTATTTAATTGGCACAGGTCTGGAAGGTAATCGGGTCACGTCTTTGGAATGGGGGACGGCTAAGGCAAAGCAGGTAGTATTGCGGTTCTATCTACAGAGCACTGTTGCTGGCACTTTTGGCGGTGGCTTCAGGAACGCGGCTGCAAATCGCAGCTATGTTTTTCAATACACGATTTCTACCATCAATCAATTTGTGGAATATTCGGTAGTTATTCCCGGTGATGTCACAGGCGTTTGGCCAAAGGACAATACCCCTCACGCCATTAATTTCTATTTCTGCTTCGGCTGCGGCTACACGGCGCTCATATCGACGCCGGGGGTTTGGGCGGCGGGGAGCCTTCTTGCGCCCACGGGCATCACCAATGGGTTTGCTACCGGTAACACCTTCCAACTTGCCGATGTCGGCCTTTACATGGACCCTGACCTGACGGGCCGTGCCCCGCCGCATCTGCTGGTTGACGAGGGGCAGGCGCATATGGACGCCCTGCGGCATTGGCACAAGTCGCAGGGCGGATGCGGCATTGGCGTGGCAACCACGGCGGTGGGCCGCCTCGGAACGCAGCACACGGTGCAGATGCGTGCTGGTGGGGCGCTTTCAATCGTGGGGCCGCCCACGATCTACGATCAGGGGGTCAATACGAACCTTCTTGGTGTCACCACCTCTTACGCGAACCCCTTCAATGACGAAATCGACGGCAGCACGGCGGCAGCGACAAATCTGGGCCGCGCCGCTATTCAAGACCAAGCTGTCGGTGGCACTTTGTACATCGCCAATAATGCGAGATAGCCATGCCCTATGTCTCGGCCAGATACACTTCCCCGGAACCCGACCTGTACGTGAACCCGCTGATGGTCGATGCGTTGCCACCGCCCCGGCAGGTGCAGGCGGTCGATGCCGAAGGCGGCATCTGGGCGCTGACCGACCAAAGTCAGGTCGGCGACTGGCTTGCCTACATCGAAGGCGGCGGCGTCATCGACCCTTACGTCGCACCGCCGATCAGGGGCGATCAGGTCAACATGGAACGCGACCGGCGCATAACCGGGGGCTTCGACTTCATGGGTCACCGCTTCCAGAGCGACGAGTTCAGCCAGCGCAATATCATGGACGCCATGCAGGCCGCCGATACGGCCATCGCCCAAGGCGCTGGCGATTTCGACTATTCGTGGCAGCAACAGGCAGTCACCAAGGCCCCGCCCGGTGGCGGCGGCGACACGGGCACGGACTATTACTGGATCACTGCCGACAATTTCCACCTGCCCATGACCGCTTACGATGTGCGCAATCTGGCGCAGTTCATGCTGCGGTTCAAACAGCGGATGATCCGCAATGCCCGGTCGCTGAAAGACCTAGACCCCATCCCCATGGACTACACCGATGACCTCTACTGGCCGTTCGACCCGCCACCCCCGATAGCCCCATGAGAAGGCCGCGTGCCAAGACCAAGAAAGGCGGCGTCAAGCTCGCCGGGGGCGCGGCGCTCGCCCGCGCCAAGTTCGAAGAGAGCAAGCACAAACGCGACATCGGCGGGAAGTTCGCGAACAAACCCGGCATGGCCGAAGCGCCCAAGAAGAGCGTCGGCATGGGCGTCGGCCTCAAGAGCGGCAAGCACGCGGTTTCGACCGAGAGCCCCAACAAGGCCGAGTGGCTGGTCAGCGCCAAGACCAAGCGCGTGACCGGTGGCGACCAGATCAAGTTGCATGTCACAGCCAACCCGAAGAAGCCGGGCACGGCGGCTGAAGTGCGCTTCGCCCAGTACAAGGAAGGCATGACCGTCGCCGAGTTCAAGGCGGCGGGTGGCTGGAACGAAGACCTAGCGTATGACCGCAAGAAGGGCTTCATCACCATCCACGACCCCGCCGACTTCAAGGCAGTGAAGACGGCGACGACTTCCTCGGTGTCGGAAATCAACCCTGCTGGCGCTACCGGGCGACTGAAAGCAATCAAGGACGAGGTGGCCCCGCCACCTCCACCCCCTAAGCAGGTGGATGTCGAACCGCCTCCACTTCCTAAGCCCGTGGAGGTGGAACCACCCCCACCCGCGAAGCCCCCGGAAGCGCCAGCAGCGCCAGCCAAGCCTGTCGTTTCCGACGAGGTGGTGACCTATACCAAGGGCGGCACGATCACCGACCCTGAACTGAACGGCGTGCCGCTGAAGCCATGGAAGCCGCCTGCCGATGACAAGTGGGCGGATGTCGAAGGCCAGATGCCCGGTCTGGTCGAACCGCCGCTGGTCACCAAGGGCAAGAAGCCGGGCAGCGGCGTGTTGATCGTTGAGCCCGATGGCCGCGTCTGGCTGGCCAAGCCGAAGGGCGCGTATGGCGGCTACAAGCACACGTTCCCGAAGGGTTCACAGGAAAAGGGCCTGAGCTTGCAGGCCAACGCGATCAAGGAAGCCTACGAGGAAACCGGGCTCAAGGTTCGGATAACCGGCCATGCCGGGGATTTCGAAGGCGACACCTCGGTGGCGCGCTACTACACCGCCGTGCGCGAGGGTGGCACGCCGCTCGACCACGGCTGGGAGAGCGAGGCCGTGGTGCTGGCCCCCAAGGGCAAGCTGGGCCAGTTCCTGAACAAGCAGCGCGACAAGGACATTGCCAACGCGCATCTGAAGCCGGATGCCGAGCCAGCGGCCCCGCCAGCGCCCAAGGCAGAGCCGCCAGCGCCTGTTGTGCCCAAACCCGAGCCGGTGGCACCCCCAGCACCCAAACCCGCGCCAGCGGCCCCGCCTGAGCCCGCAGCGCCCAAGGCTGAAGTCGTGCCGGGCGAGGGCCTGCCGAAGCCGATGCCCAACAACCACCGCTACAAGGCCGACGAACTGGTGGACATGCCTGCGAACCGAATGGTCGATGAAGGCGACAAGGGCCTAGAGTGGGAATTCAAGAAGGAATACCACACGTATGGCGGCCATGCGTGGGTTCAGAGCAAGGGTGGCAACACGATCAAAGACCAAGCCGATTTCAACCAGCGCTACAAGGAAGCGCCGCTGACCTACCTGACGAACGACGAGTATGACGGCCTTCAGTACACCAGCGTCAACACCAAGAAGCTGATGACCTACGACGAGGTGTATCAGAAGCTGCATCTCAGGCGTGACCCCAAGGCGATCAGGGATCGCTTCTACAATGGCGTCACCACGCCCCCCATCGTCCTGAAGAGCGGCAACACGCTGCGCCTGATGGCTGGGCAAAGCCGCATCTGGACGGGGCTGGCCAGCGGCATCCGGGTTCCGGTCAAGATCATCGACGTGACGCCGGGCGGGCCGAAGCCGCCGCTTGCAGTGCCCAAGCCATCCCCGCCCGCCCCCGCCCCCGCGTCGGCCCCTGCCGCCACGACACCGAAGGTGAAGACCCTCGCTGATCTGGATGACGATGACATCATCGCCATAGGCCCCAGTTCCGAAATGAATGCGGGTTATTTCAAAAAGCTCACCGACCCTGACGCCATCGCTGCCGTGAATGCCAGAATAGCTTCCGGTGCATGGAAGACGAAGCCGAAGCCACCACCCAAGGTCAAGCTCACCGAAGCGGATGTCTCATGGTCGGACGGCGCGGTCAGTGCGAAATACAAGGCGAAATTCGTTGAGCGCATGAACAAGCTGCCAACCAAGTTCGTCAATGCGGCCTTGGCCATCGGCAAGCCGCAGGTGTACGGGAAATTTTCCTCGGTGAAGGGTTTCATCAAGGCGAAAGGTGCTGAGGCGTTCTATTCCCCGTTCACCAAGCGCGTCAGCTTCTTTGAGGACAAGAGCAAGAAGGCTGAGAAGACACACAAGTTGATGAATTGGTCAGCGGAGGACACGGAACAGCACCACACCACGATCATCGCCCATGAAATGGGCCACCAGCTAGATTATGCGGAGCGCCTGACCGGTTCTGGGCGTGGTGGGGCGCACCCCGAATTCGTGGCCATGGGCAGGAAGATACGCCAGAAATATTTGGCTATTCCCAACAAGACGCATGAAGAGAGGTGGGCGCAATATTTTGTCGATACGGACACCGAGTTGTGGGCCTCTGCCACTGAAATGACGATGACCGGGGGGCGCAGGTGGGTCAGTGACGCCAAGTCAACGCTGGGCAAGCTGATGCGTGAAGAGGGGCTGAGCGACTGGATGGAGAATTATTACCGAAAGGCAGGCTACCTATGACGACACTGGTTCACGTCACCGATGTGCGGGAGGAGGTTTACCCCGTGCTGATCCATTCGCCCGAGATGCTGGGCCACGACATGATGATGCGTGAGGAGTTGATGGCCATGCTGCCCGCAGGCACGCAATTGCAGGAAGGGCACTATGAGATAACCGACGACGATGTCGCCAAGTGGCTGGGCTTCGAACTGCCGGAAGCTTTTGTCTGATGGCACGCCTGTCCAAGAGCCTGATGCCGAAGGCCAAGGGCAAGATTTCCAAGAGCGCGGGCCTCGCCAAGTTCAAGTGGGACGAGGCGAAGCACAAGCGTGACCAGCAGACCGGGCAGTTCATAAACCGGCCCGGCAGCGAGGCGTTCAAGGCCGAGACTTACGGGCCGGGCAAGACCAAGGGCATCAAGGACGACGACATCATCAAGCTGCACGTCACCGAGAACCCGAAGAAGGCGGGAACGGGGGCGGCGACCGATTTCGCCATGTACAAGAACGGCATGACGGTCGGCGAGTTCAAGACCGCCATCGCCACGGGTGGCGCGGGCAAGGCGAAAGCCCCCGAGCATCTGGCCTACGACCTCAAGAAGGGTTTCATCACCGTCCATGACCCGGTGCAGCTTGCGCAACGACCCGGCGCGGGCCTCGGCAAGCCGCCGATGCCTGCCGTCACACAGCTTGCCAAGCCCGCTGACGCGCTTCCGGGGGCGGAAGCACCCAAACCGCAGGTTCCGGGTCAACCCGCGCCAGCGCCCGCGCCTGCCCCCGCAGCGCCAGCGCCGAAGAACTTCCTGACATCACCCACGGGCCAGCAGTTCGGCTCGTCGGCTGAGCCGAGCCTGCTGAAGAAGTCGGATTATCTGATCACCAGCAAGATCAAGGGCATCAAAGAGAACGACATCATCACGATGCAGGTGCCGCACAACCCGAAGAAGCCGGGCACCAAGGCGAACGCCGATTTCGCGCAGTACAAGGACGGCATGACCGTTGGCCAGTTCCATGCCGCCGTGGGCGGCAAGGCCAAGGGCCAAGAGCATATCATGTACGACATCAAGAAGGGGTTCATCACCGTCCACCACCCCGCCGATCTGGCCGCCATGAAGGCAGGCACGCTGACCCCCGGCACGCTCGCCGCGCACATGCAGTCGAACGACCAGAAGCTGGGGGTCATCACCAAGAACCCGTTCCAGCCGGGGCAGAACCACGACGACTTCGAAGCGACGGCCAAGCAGATGGGCCTGACGACCGCGAAGATGCAGACGGGGCTGGGCGAGCCTGCGGCGGCCTCGGCGACGACGAAGAAGGGCCTCGCCGATCTGGACGATAACGACATCGTCGTTTCGCCGTTCGGCACCGAGTACAAGGCCGGTGACCTCAAGAAAGGCGATATGGCCTCGGTGAATGCCTTCGATGAGAAGATCGCCACGGGCGCATGGACGGTGAAGGCGAAGCCCACCGGGCCAGCCCCCGATACGCCCGCGAAATCCGCGATCAAATTCAAGGACGATGACGTGGTGGAGACGTGGCTTGGCAACAAGTACACGGTCGCCGACTACAAGATCAAAGAGGGCATAGACGACGCCGACGCCGACCAGATTTTGAATGAGCAGATAGACGACGATCTGTTGCAGTTCGTGCCGAAGGCGGCACCGCCCGCGAAGGTTGCACAGCCAGCCCCGAAACCTGCCCCCGAGCCTGCGCCAATCGCAGGCCAGAAGCCGGTGTCGAAATTCAAGAACGACGACATCGTGACAATCGACAGCACGGGTGAAAAATCCACGGTGGCCGAATGGAAGAAGAATTACTGGGGCGGGTCGGATAACGCTGACGCCGCCTTGGACAAGTATGTGACGAGTGGCGCGATCAAGATCGCGCCCGCCACACCGGCCCCTGCGCCCAAGCCAGCACCGGCCCCCGCACCGAAGCCCGCAGAGCCTGCGCCAGCGCCTGCCCCGAAGCCCGCAGAGCCCGCGCCAGCACCGGCCCCTGCACCCAAGCCCCCAGAGCCAGCACCTGCGCCTGCCGCCCCGCAGAACCCCACCGTGGCGAAGCTCGCCGATGACGACATCCTGACGACCAGCCTCGGCAACAAATACACGGTGACCGAGTGGAAAAAGATGTGGTCGGGTGCCGGGCACGGTGACCCCGATACCGCTTTGGAAGGTTTCCTTTCGTCAGGCGCGATCACCAGCAAACCCGGCAAGGTGCCGCCCGGACCTTCTGCGGTTGCCATGAAGAAGACCCCCGGCGGTCTGGCCGACGATGCCGTCATCAAGACCGGGCCGGGGACATATGCGGATCAGTACAACGTCGCTGAGTACAAGGCGATGTTGAAGAAGCAGCTTCACAATCCGACCGACAAGGACATAGACGATTTTATAGACACAGCCGTTGCCGGGGGTGCCCTGCACATCGTCAAGATGGGCTCTTCCACCGCCCCGCAGATGGTGACCAACGTGCCCAAGGTCATCACCAAGCTCGCGGACATCCCGGAAGCGGACTATGCCAAGTGGGACGTGACGGTCACCAAGCCGAGCAACCCCTACAAGGACGGCACGAACGAATACAAGAAATTCTACAATATCGAAAAGACGACCGGGGGCAGCAAGACCAAGACCATCGAGAAATATTTCCAATCGACCACGCTGACCAAAGACCAGCAGAAAGCTGCTCTTCAGCAGATGGTCGATGACGGGCACGTCAAGTTCGTTTCGCCCGAGCAAAAGGCGGCGGTTGAGGCCCAAAAGGCCAAGTTCGCTCAGACGCAGGCGGCGGAAGCGCAGACGAAGGCAGCGGCGGAACAGGCGGCCAAGGCCAGCAAGTACAAGGTGCATTACGAGCAGCTAGTGAAGCCTGCGCCATGGAAGGACAACACGACCCGCTGGGGCAAGGCGGCAGGCATAACCGACCTGAAGGCGTCGAACAAATCGATCATCATGGAAGAAACCCGGAAGGCCGTGAACCTCCCGTTCAATGGCGTCAGCACGCAGGCGGTGCAGTATTACACGGCCAGCGGCTACGGGGAGATGAACAGGACGCTGCGCAAGCAGGGTTTCGATGCCTTGGGGCCGATCAGCAAGAAGCACGTCATGACGCTGGACAGCATCATGAACAAGACCAAGGAAGACGCCATCATGTGGCGTGGCATCAGTTCGACCGGTGACCTGAACAACATCCCGCCCCCGCTGGAATTCCCCGACATGGGCTATGCCAGCATGTCACACAACCCCAACGTCTCGCTGAATACCTTTGCCGGTCGGTCAACGATCACCGGCAACAAGGTGCTGTTCCGCGTGCGCGTGCCTGCGGGCACCAAGGCGGCGTTCATCAGCCGACGCAGCACCGTCTCGTCGGCGATGGCCGATGAAGCGGAGGTGATTGCCGCGCGCGGCACGCGCTTCAAATACATCAGCACCACCGAGAACATGGAGGTCGGCGGGTACAGCAAGATCGATGTCATCGACGTGGAAATCGTGAGCAATGCTGGCGGAAATGCATAAAGGATCGTATATCTAGGGGTCAACCCAACCCCGAATGAAAGGAACAGCATGGCCAAGAAACCCGTATCGACCCAAAGACAGTTCTTCACCGACCTGCCGCCCGCACCTGAGCCTTACCCCGGTTCCGAGCGGTTCGGCGACTGGACACTTGACGGCATTGTGCCGCTCAATCCGGGCGAGCAACTGGTCAATGACGACCCCGAAGGCGACCCCAACAAGCTGGCCTATCAGGGCGAAGAGAACCCCCACTTGAAGAAGCAAAAAAAGCCCTAGCCAAAGCAAGGGCTTGAAGCGTATGTTTCGCACGCTTCCAATCAGGTGCATTTGAAGGGGAATTTCTCATGGGCCGTCCCGGTGTTCGCGACGACGATGATGAGGTGAAGGAACCCAAGCGCAAGCCTGAGCCCGAGCCCGAAGAGGGCGACGACGAGCCGGTGGAAGGCGACGACGAGCCTGTAGAGGGTGACGACGAGCCTGTGGAAGGCGACGACGAGCCCACGACTTAGGGAGAATTGATAGCGTGGCACTGCGTGCGGTCATTGAGAAAGCCGAAGATATTCCTGCGGCTTTGGCCGGTGAGTATGTCGAGAAGGACGGCAAGTTCTATCTTGATCTGGACAACACCCTCACCGCCCACACCTCCCTGCATTCACTGACCACGGCTTTGGCTACGCTCAAGCGGGAAAAGAAGACCCTTCAGGACAGGGTCACCAATCTGGAAGCCAAGACCGCAGGTCTGCCCGACGACTTCGACCCGGCGCGCTATGCGGACATCACCGCCGAGCTTGAGACGCTGAAGAACGACCCCAATCGCGACAAGGACACCGAGCAGAAGCTTCAGAAGGAACGCGAGCGCTACGAGCAGCGCCTGCGCGACGCTGAGGCCAAGCGGCTGGCCGACCTGCGGGCCAAGGAAGAGGAAATCAAGGAACGCGACGATCTTATCCACGCGACGCTTGTGGACGGCGGCCTGACCGAAGCTTTGGTCAAGAGCGGCATCGCCAAGGAATTCATGGGCGCGACCCGCGCCCTGCTCCGCAGTTCCGTGAAGGTGCGCAAGGGCGACGATGGCAAGCGCCACGCAGTCGTTGACACCGACCTCGGTGAAGTAGATATCGACAAATTCGTGGAAAATTGGTCTAAGTCGGACGATGGTAAACCGTTCGTCATGCCAGCCAAAGGCTCAGGAAGCCATGGGTCTGGCAACGGTCGGGGTTCTGAAATAAATCCGTGGTCGAAGGAAGCCTTCAACATGACGGAACAGGGCCGCATTATCAAATCCGATAAGGACAAGGCCCGCCGCTTCATGAAAGCAGCGGGGCGCACGCAGTCGGAAATCGATAGAATTCTTGCTGCGTAAGGGTTGCCTCGGCTAATGGCGGGCGACCAATAAACATAGGTACATTCGTTCTCGGCTAATGGCAGAACGAAGTGTCCCCCCCAGCCGGACGGTCAATGACTTCGGTTGGTTCATGCTTAACCCCATGGCCAACTGAGGAGGACTGCACCTATGGCCGCTACAAAAATTGCTGATGTCATCGTCCCCGCAATCTTCAACCCCTACGTGGTTGAACGCACGACCGCCTTGTCCGCTTTCTACGAGAGCGGCATTATCCAGACGGTCGGCGAACTGAACGTGTTCGGCATGAAAGGCGGCACCACGCTCGCCATGCCGTTCTGGAAGGACCTGACCGGCGTCGAAGAGATTTTGTCCGATGTCGTGCCGCTGGGCGTCGATAAGATCACCTCGGCGCAGGACATCGCCGTGCTGCACGCTCGCGGCAAGGCGTGGGGTGTCAACGACCTCGCCGAAGCCCTTTCGGGCGATGACCCGATGCGGGAAATCGCCGGGCTGGTTGGCGCATACTGGTCACGCCGCTGGCAGGCGATGGTGCTGTCCATTCTGGAAGGCATCTTCAAGGCCGCCAGCATGTCGGGCAACATCCACGACATCTCCGCAGGCGCGGGCGCAGCCGCCGTCATCGGTGGCGACAGCGTGGTGGACGCCATCTACAAGCTGGGCGACGCCGCTGCCCAGTTGACCGCTTTCGCCATGCACTCGGCCACGGTGGCCGTGCTGGTCAAGCAGGGCCTCATCGACTTCAAGGAAGACCGCGACGGCAACCCGACCCTGCCCTATTACATGGGCAAGCGGGTGATCGTGGACGATGGGATGCCGGTTGCGACCGGCGTGTACACCAGCTACCTGTTCGGCGCTGGCGCTATCGGCTACGCGGACGGCGGCGCACCGACCCCGACCGAGACTGATCGCGATAGCCTCGCTGGCGAGGACATCCTGATCAATCGTCGGCACTTCGTCATGCACCCGCGCGGCGTCGCGTGGGTCGGCACGGCGACGGGTGTCGCACCGACCAACGTTGAGCTAACGGTCGGCACGAACTGGAACCGCCGGTACGAGAACAAGAACATCCGTATCGTCCAGTTCAAGCACAAGCTGGCGTAAGGTTTCGCTCGCGGCAATCTTCCTCGTCGTTGACCCGTAAGCGATGGGGGGAACCGGGATCACTCCCACCGGTTCCCCCTGCTCAATAACAGGAAAGGAAACCCAGCCATGGGCCTGTCAGCTTTTAGCCGTGCCCGCGTGTCGCAGCTTCCCGAGCTTGAGCTTGAGGCGAAGCGGTTCGATGCGTGGAACAAGATGCACCAGACCTCTTTCCGCATGGTGGACGACTTCCGCGAAGAGGCGGAAGAGGATGTCGTCGCCATCCGCGAACAGATGATCGAAGGCGTCAAGAAGATTGGCGAGAAGGTCGTCGCCGGTCTTGCCGAGAACACCAAGGAAGGCGACCCGGTAGACCTGCCGCTGCGCCTTGACCACGTGCGCGACCTCGTTGGCCGCAGGCACGTTGAAGACCCGCAGGGCAAGCCGAAATCGACACTTGAGCGCCTGCGCGACCGCATCCCGACCAAGGGCACGGCTTCCGAAAAGCTGGTGAAGAAAACCAGTGTGGAAGGCGAAGGCCCGACCAAGGCCGAAGTCGAAGCGGCTGAGGAAGAGCAGCTTCCTTGGGATGCCTTCGAAGACGACGATGACGATCCCCCGGAAGCGGGCGACGGGGCCGGTGTCCGGGGGAACGCGAAGAGCGCCAGCACCGAGAAGAAGGTGCCCAAGACCACGGCAGCGGCCCCGCCGAGCAACGCGAAAAAGTAAGGTGTCATGGCCCACTACGGCACTGAAGCCGACTTCGAAGCCTACTGCATCCGCATGGGGTACATGCCCAGTGCGGGCGAGGTAGACCCGGCGCTTGAGCGGGCCACGCTGTGGTTGGACAACACCTATGGGGCACGCTATCCCGGCGTGCCCACCGATGGCCGCGCACAGGAACTTGGCTGGCCCCGTACAGGGGCCGTTGACTGTAAGGGCCAGACGATACCCCCCGACGAGATACCGGCGGAAATCGAGCGGGCCACTTATGAGGGCGCGCTGCGCGAACTGAGCGCGCCCAACTCGCTTTCGCCGGATGTCGTAGCCGGGCAGGTCAAGACCTCGGTCAGCGTCAGTGGGGCTGTATCGGTCACCTATGCCACGGGCAAGGGTGGCGACGTGGTGGCCAGTCAGGTGCCGACCCTGACCGTTGTGGACAATATGCTGGCGTGCCTGCTGGGCGGCAGTGGAGCCGCGCAGGGCCGCAGCATGACCAAGTGGCTGAAACGCGCATGAGCGGCGCTTTCTATCAAGACATGGCCAATATCGCTCATGGCATTATCGATGAGTTTCAGCAGGGCGCGCTCGTTCTGGAACAGCAAACGCGGACAGTCAGCATTCCGTGGGACCCCGGCGATACACCCACCATCAATACGACCTCGGTCATCGGAACGGTCACGCCGATTGACCGCAGGCTGGTCGATGGCACGACCGTGCTGGCGACCGACAGACAGGTGATCATCCCGGCCTTGTCCCTACCGGCGGGCATCATCCCGCATGTGAGCGACAGGTTGTTCATCGACGGCGAGCCCACGGTCATCAAGCGCGCGACGCGGGTGCCGGAAGCAGGCGTCATCATCGTCTACAAGCTGGTGGTGGGGTCGTAATGGCGCTGCCCAGTTCCCTGCAAGAACTAATCGACCAGATGGAGCCGCAGGTGCGGCAGGCGTTCCTTGACGCCATTGACGACATCACCGACGAGACGGTGGTCAAGACGTTGGAAGAGGCCATCGCGACCGGCAACATTGAACATGCGCTGTCGATGCTCAACCTTGACCCGGTGGTCTTTTCCGGGGTCGCCGACGCCGTGGCCGATGTCTACAAGTACGCTGCCGTGCTGACCTCTGAGGCGGCACGTGCCCGCATCGTCTTCCGCTTCAACGTGCGCTCGCCCCCGGCTGAGGAATGGCTGCGGGTGGAAAGCAGCAAGCTGGTCGTCAATCTCAGCAACACCGCACGCAAGGCCGTGCGCGAAACCCTTTCAATCGGTATTTCGCTTGGGCAAGGCCCCCGCACCACGGCGCTGGACATCGTGGGGCGCGTCAGCGCCCGCACGGGAAGGCGAGAAGGTGGCCTAGTAGGGTTGACACCCGCCATGGCGAAATACGTCATGAACGCCAAGCTGGAACTTCTCTCGGGCGACCCGGCGCTCTTGCGCAACTATCTCACGCGAGAGCGCCGTGACGCCCGCTTCGACCCCAAGGTGCTGCGGGCGCTTGCCAGCGGCACAGCGCTGAAGGCCGAAGACGTGACCAAGATGGTGGGTCGCTATTCCGACAGCCTCTTGCAGCTTCGGGGCGAGAATATTGCACGCACCGAGACGATCCTTTCCCTGCACGCTGGCCAAGCCGAGAGCATCCGGCAGATGATCGAAACCGGCAAGGTGCGGGAACAAGACGTGATGAAAATCTGGCGCACCAACCGCGACGGGCGCGAGCGGCGCAGCCATTACATCCTGCACGGCAAGAAGGTGGCCTACCAGCAGCCGTTCATCTCGCCCGAGACGGGGGCGAAGATGATGCACCCCGGCGACCGTGCGCATGGCGCGTTCCCGGAAGACGTTATCAACTGCCGCTGCCATGCCGAGTACAAGATCGATTACATGACGGCAGCGGTGCGCTACGCCAAGGCCAAGAAGGAGGTCATGCTGTAATGGCGACGACCACTTTCACGGCACAGATTGCGAAATGGGCAGCGGACACGCCTATTTTCATCGAAGCCATCATCAAAGAGAGCGTGCAGGAAGTCGTGCGCCTGATGAAGGTGCCGGTATCGGCGGGCGGCAACATGCCTGTGGACACCAGCTTCTTGCAGAATTCGCTGGTCGGCGTGGCCGGGGCCTCGGTGCCACCGATTGACCCAAAGGCCGATGGCAAGACGACAGGTCCGCAGGTGGGCAACGCAGCGGCAATCGAGGCGCTGATCGCCGGGTGGGAGATGGGCACGCCCATCAGCTTCGGCTTCATCGCGGCCTATGCCGCGCGTCAGAACTACGGCTTCACGGGCACCGACAGCCTCGGTCGAAGCTACAACCAGCCGGGTCGGCACTTCGTAGACCACGCGGTTCAGCAGTGGCCTGCCATCGTGGCCAGCAATCAAAAGCGGCTCGCCGAGAGGTTGGCCTGATGGTGGCGGTGACCATAGAGGGGCGGATACTGGAAGCGCTGGTAGGGCACCTGAACACGCTGCCCGGCGGTCGCCGCGTCGTCTGGTCGAACGTCCAGTACCCGAAGAACGGGGAGTACAAGGACGACGAATATATCGTCGTCGGCTTCTCCCCCGGAACGCCCGAAACGGTTACCATCACCGCGACCGAGCAGAACCGGCACATGGGCATTTTCAGCTTGGCCGTCATGTGCCCGCTGAATGTCGGTGAGATGTACCCCCAAGAGATGGGTGGAACCATAGCGTCGCATTTCCAAGCAAAGGTGCTGACTTCCGGCAGCACCCGCGTGCGTATCACAGCACGACCAAGAGTAGCCGGGGGTTATGTGGACGGCGACCGGTGGCGAACCCCGGTTACTGTACCGTTCGAAACTATATCGGTATAGTGAAAGGAGCCTCAGATGCCTCTATACCCGGTCGCAGGTTGCAAATTCTATATCAGCACCAACCCGTTTGTTGAGTTGGCGGTGGATGCTGTTGCCGCTGACTTTTCAGCCGTGGTCTGGCTGGAAATGAAAAGCTGGACACAGATGGGGTCGTATGGCGACACTGCCCAGCTAATCACCACCGACCTCATCGGTGAGGGGCGCACCAAGAAACAGAAAGGGACGAAGAACGCTGGCACCATGGCCAATGTCTTCGCCTTGGCGAACACCGACACCGGCCAGTTGAAATCGATCACGGCAGCGGGGTCGATTTCAAATTATGCCTTCAAGGTCGAACTGAACGACAAGGTCGGCGCGCAGGTGAACAACAGCCTGCGGGAATTCTACGGGCTCGTCATGTCTGCGCAGGAAGCCGGTGGCGGCGCTAATACCGTGCAGACCCTGAACGTCACCATCGAAATCAATTCCAACATCGTCGCCATTGCGGCGGTCTGATCGGAGGGCGCAACAATGCCGCTTTACCCCGTCGCAGGGTGCAGGTTCTGGATAAGCACCAACCCGTTCACTGAGCTTGCGGTTGATGCCGTGGTCGGCGACTATTCCGGTGTCGCGTGGATAGAAATGAAGTCGTGGACGCAGATGGGCAGCTACGGCGACACGGCCCAGTTGATCACCACCGACCTGATCGGCGAGGGTCGCACCAAAAAGCAGAAGGGCACCAAGAATGCCGGGACGATGGCAAATGTCTTCGCCCTAGCAAACACTGACCCCGGTCAGTTGAAATCTATCGCGGCGGCACAATCGGTGCAGAATTATGCCTTCAAGGTCGAACTGAACGACAAGATCGCCACGCTCAACAGTACGCGATTGTTCTATGGGCTGTGTATGCAGTCTCAGGAAGCCGGTGGCGGCGCTAATACCGTGCAGACCCTGAACATGACCGTGGAAATCAACTCGAATATTGTCGCTACCGTCGCGACATAACGGAGGTCCGCTATGCCGCTGTACCCGGTCGCCGGTTGCAAGTTCTATGTCAGCAACCTGCCCTTCACAGAGCTTGCGCAGGACGCCGTGGCTGGCGATTACGGCAGCGTGACGTGGGTCGAAGTCAAGAAGTGGACGCAGATGGGCAGCTACGGCGACACTGCCCAACTGATCAGCACCGATGTCATCGGCCAGAGCCGCACGACGAAGCAGAAGGGCACGGACAATGCTGGCACCATGGCGAACGTGTTCGCCGTGGATGCGCTCGACCCCGGCCAGATCAAGATATTGGCCGCGTCCCAAGCCGTGCAGAACTATGCCTTCAAGGTCGAATTGAACGACAAGGGCACGGGCGGCGGCGCGCTCAACAGCACGCGCCTGTTCTACGGTCTGGCGATGCAAAGTCAGGCTGCGGGCGGCGGCGCGAACACGGTGCAGACCCTGAACGCCACCATCGAAATCAATTCCAATATCGTCAACACGGCGGCGACGCAGGGCACATTGTTGATGGCGACGATGCCAGATGGTCGTAAGGTGGAGCTTCAGGAAGGCGACGAGGTGCCGGAAGGGGCCACGGTGGAAGAGATACCGGAGCCCGAGCCCCCGGCAGAGCCTGTGCCTGAACCACCGCCTGCCGAATGACACGCAGGCGCAAACCGGGAGTGACAGACTTGAACGATGCAACGAAGACGGAAGCCGCGATGGAACTGTTCGACCTGTCGCGGTTCGACGCCATGCAGGCCGCGCAGGAAGCCGGGCTGGATGTCGATGTGAAAGACCCCAACGGGAAGAAGATCGGCTTCACGATCAAGGTGGCGGGGCCTGACAGCACGCGCCAGCGCAAGGCCATCGAAAAGCTGGCGAGCGAGCGCATGGCCAGCGACGATCCGACCCCGCTCACGGCACAGGAACTGTACGACCGGCAGACGAGGGGCTTGGCGTCATCCACGATTTCATGGTCGCCGTTCAAGGTGGACGGCGTGCTTCTGGAATGCACCGAAGAGAACGCCTATGCGATCTACGTCCGCTTCCCGTTCATCCGTGATCAGGTGGCCGAGCGGGCAGGGCGACGGTCGGCTTTTTTCACGTCATCGAACACAAGTGTGGAGTAGCGATCAAAGAGTGGGTCAAGGGGCGTAAGCCTGTCTTCCCGGATGTGGCCGAGTACCTGTTCGGCTATTTCCGGGAATTGTGCTGGACAAGGCGGCCCGGTTACAGCGGGCCGCTCAGTCTGGAATACCGGGAAATTGAAGCGTGGTGCAGGCTGACACGCAGGACGCTGGCCCAGTGGGAATTGCGAGTGCTTCTGGAAATGGACATCGCCTACCTGCAAGCGCTTCACGACAAGGACGAAGCGGAGAAGGTGCCGGAAGCGGCCATTCCCGGTGAAACCCTGTCGCCACGGCCCCTGACAGCAGAGCTTTTCGACAGCATCTTCAACAACGACAACCTGCCACGACACAAGCGGGGTGACGACTGATGTCCACCGCCGAGCTTGGTATTGTCGTCACCACGACTGGCGTCAAGGAAGCTGTCCCGGACCTTGCCAATCTGGCCGTTCAGACCGGGAAGACCGAAGCTGCTGTCGTCAGTCTTGCGCAGACCACCGCCACGCAGACGGCGGCGGCGGGCGCTTCCGTCACCAAGCTGTCCACGACCACCGCCGCGCAACTCGGCGCGACCGCCGCGCAGGCAGAGAGCTTCGGCAAGCGCCTTGAGCAGGCGCTGAACATCAAGACCCGCGCGCCTTCCAATGACGTGCTTGATTTCAACAAGATGTCGGCGGGCATCGACGCGCTCAGGAACAAGTACGCCCCGCTGCAAGCCGCCAGCGCGCAATATGAAAGGACCCTGACTGAAATCCGCATGGCCCAGACGCTGGGGGCCATCAGCACGGACGAGATGACCGCCGCGCTCAACCGGGAAACCATCGCCTTCCAGCGTTTGCAGGAACAACAGCAGAAGCTGGCAAGCCAGAGCGGCAAGCAGGGCGTGAACGACAATCGTGCGGGTGGGGCGGGCGGTGGTGCTACCGGTCGCGGCATGATGCAGACGAACCTGATGTACCAGTTTCAGGACATCGCGGTGACGACTGCCATGGGCATGAACCCGGCGATGATCGCCTTGCAGCAAGGCACGCAGCTTGCCGCCGGTATGCAGATGATGGGCGGTGCCAAAGAAGGCGTCATGGGCCTCGTTGGCGCGCTCAAGAGCATGTTCTCGCTTTCCAGCATGTTGCCCATCGTGGTGATCGGCATCGGCGCGGCGTTCATCCAGTGGGCCACCAAGGGCAAGGAGGAAGTCAAGTCGCTAGACGACGCGATGAAGCAGCATTCGGACACGATGAAGCTGCTTGATGACGTGTATGGCGACGTGGCGAAGAGCGCGAGCGATCTCATCACGACTGGGGGTATGGGTTTTGCGCTCAGCATGTTCAGTGCCGACAAGTCACAATTGGAGAAACAGGCCAAAGACCAACTGAAGATCATGACGGACGCTTTGAGCGGCCAAGGCGGCATATTGTCCACCATACTGATGGGTGGCGGCGGCAATATGCGGACATTTGAGCAAGAAGCTAAATCTAGTGGCTATGAACTTTACAAGGATGCTGTTGCTGAATTTATCGCTGGGGTGGCTGCGGGCACGCCCGATCTTGAGAAATTCAACGCTGAAGTTGACCGCTTGGCCGAAGCCAATTTGGCATTGGCCACTGACCCCAATGCTTTTATGAACCTTGCTGAGGGTATAAAGACGCTGGCTGCGGAAGCCAGTACTATTGAGGGTAAATTTGCAGCGTTCCAAGACCCCATTAATAGATTGATGGTCGGGTTCACCGATAAAAACCTGTCAGTCACTGTATTGCAAGAAATTATAGCTCAGTTCTTACAGATAGGTAGGGATAATGGTCTTGAAGAACAGGCCCGAGATGCAATTGTACTCGCCCAAGAACTTTTCAAAGTTCTGGATGCACTGAACCAGATTGAAACCGTCCAGAGACGGGCAAGAGAACTAAACGAAAATTTCAGGCGCAGCGAGGCGACATCAGACAGCGGTGTCCGGGGGTACAACGAGAGTGTCGAACGCGAGCGCGAGCGCGAGGACGCACGCATCGCTGCCCGGCGACAACAGACGGCGGCGCGCACCGACGCCGAGCGCATCGCGGCGGCCAAGGCCGAAGCGGCGGCGGCGAATATCGTCAAGGGTGCCCAGCGTGACCGGGAAATCGCCATCGCAGGTGAAGATGAAGCGCTGAAGATACAGCAGGAACACGCCGACGCCACCCGGACACGGACACAGGCGATGGACGACCTGCTGGCTAAGCAAGAACTGGAAATGGCGCTGATCGGCAAGACGGCGGGCGAGCAGGCCGCGTTGCGCGAAGAGTACCAGCGCACGTACGAATACAAGATGTATGCCCTTGAGCATGGCATCGAAATGGATCAGGCGGTGCTTGACCTGATCAAGGAAACAACTGCCGCTTATGGCGAGCAGGTGGACATGCTGAACCAGAAGAAGCTGGTTCAAGACCTGATCTTTGAGCGCTCGCTTATTGGGCTGAGCGCCGAAGAGAAGAGCATCGCGCAAAAGCTCCGGGGCACGGGCCTCAGCACGACCGGCCCCGAAGCGGATTACATGCGCGAGACGAGCCGACAGGAACGGGCAGCGGCAGACGCGCAGGAATGGCGCGACATGGGCCGCGCCACCGCCAGCGACTTTATGCACAGCATGTCGGACGCCCTCATTGAGGGTGGCGACGACATGGGCGAGGCCCTTATCAAGGCCATCGTCGGCGCGGCCCAGCGCACGCTGGACAAGATCATCGACAAGCTGATCAACCAGATTTTGGACGCCATATTCGGCGTTCCCGGAACAGGCGGCGCGGCAGGTCAAGGCGGCGGCTTGGCCGGGGTGGTCGGCGATGTCGTTGGCGATGTACTGGGCACAAATAATGGTGGTGGTGGCACTGGTGGTGTCGTCGGGGCGGTCATCGACGGGTTGAACCCATTCACGGCGGCGGCGGCTGGCAAGAACCCGGCGAACTATGCCCCCGGTGGTTATGGCGGCGGTGCTTTATCGGGTAGCAGTGTCTTGGGGCTGGCCCCTTATGAGGAGATGGTAGCGTTCGCCGAGAATGCGGCGAGAGTTCGCAACATAGACGTAGGTACTGCGGTTAAACTGATGAAGCATGAGGGGTTGCAGCCGGGCATATGGCAGTCGCTCGTTGGCAAGAAACAGGGTCGGCAGGAAACGTCCTATGGTGCCATGCAGCTTCTCAAGGGCGGCGGCCTCGGCGATGCCTTTGAAAGGGAAACCGGGCTAAGCGTTTCTGACCCAAGGACGTGGCGTCAGAACATCGAATTCGGTTTGAACGAAGCTGCCAGAAACAAAAGCTGGCAACCATGGTACGGGCGCGGCCCGGCCCGCATTGGTGTCAGGCAGGGTTTGGAAAATGCACGCCCGGTGCCATTGAGTGGCGCGTTCGGCATGGGCGGTGGTGGCGGCGTGGACGTTGCCGATGAACTGACCAAATCCACCAAGGCCGCTGCGGACGCGGCCACCAAGTCGGCCAGCGCACTGACCAGCGTCACCAAGGCGTCCACGGAAGCTGTCAGCGGCATCGGCGAGATGGGTTCAGTCGCAACCAAGGCGGCGAGCGCGCTGTCTCAGTTCCCGGCTGCGCCCTCGGGCGGCGGTGGCGGGTTCTTTGGCAGCATAGCCAAGATGTTTGGTGGCGGTGGCGGCTACAACAGCGCGGCGGGTGCGCTCATCAGCCCGCAGGCAAATGCGGCCATCATGTCTGGCGGTGGCGGCCTGTACCACAATGGCGGCATCGTCGGCATGGGCGGCGCGTCGCGGCGCTTCCCCAACATGATACCGTGGCTGACCGCGCCCCGGTTCCACGATGGCAATGCCAACCTGTTCGCGAGCGACGAATACCCCGCTGTCTTGCAGAAAGGTGAACTGGTCTACAAGAACAAGAGTGCCGCGATAGATAGCCTGATGCCTGAGCTTCTGGCTTCCTTCAAAGCAAGCGTCGTAACCGGGGAGGGTATTTCCAAGTTTCTCGGTTCGATAAAATCATTCGGCAAAAAAGTAGAAACAGCCGCTGCCTATGTCGATGATGGCACCGTCATCCGCTACAAGGGTTCCAACAAGGTCAATAAATATGGCGAGCTTGTTGACGCCAAGGGCAAGCTTGTCTGGGGCGCATCAGACCCGTTCATCGACACACCCGCAGGGCTGAAAGCCGACCCGCAGCCGGGCGGCTGGGACATGGGTGCATTCATGCGGACCTTTGAGAACGCGCCGCGCCTGCACAACGGCAACATCAAGAAGTTCGGGGCCGACGAGTATCCGGCGGTGCTGCGGCGGGGCGAGCCGGTGTTCCCATCGATGGCGTCGGCACAGGCCATGATGGGCGGCAACGCCTTCGTGAACGTCCACAACTATTCCGGCGCAAAGGTCACCACCAAGCAGACCAAGGACAACAAGGGCATGACCATCGACGTGATGGTTGACCGGCTGGTGGCTACCCAGATCGACCAGCGCGGCACGGCGTCGAACAATGCGATACGTTCCAAGTTCGCGGTCACCGAGAGATTGAGGCCGAGATAAAATGCCAGCGACTTGGCCCGACACATTGCCCCAGCAGTTCACGCGGGACGGCTTTCAGGACAGCTTCGCCGACAACCGGCTGGCGACCAACGCGGAAGTCGGCCCGGCGCTGATCCGCTCGCGCATGACCGCCATGGCCCGCCCCGTCACGGGCGTCATGCACATGACCAAGACCCAGTTGGAACGGCTGCGCAAATTCTGGAAGACCGACACGCTGGACGGGAAATTGCCCTTCTACTTTCCCGACCCGATTTTCGGCTACGGCTGGCGGCGCAACCTCATCCCCAACAGCACTCAGGTCGGGGCCGCAGTCGGTGTCCCCGGAACCCTGCCCACCGGCTGGGTCGGGGGAACCACGCAGAACGGTATTGCAAGAGAAGTTGAAGGGTTTAGCACCGAAGGCGGCATCCCCTATATAGATTTGAGGTTTAACGGCTACGCGACCAGCGGGCTTATTCACGATGTTACTTATGTGTCTTCCGCGCCAACTTCCACGGGACGGTTCACGCATAGCAATTACGTCAGGCTTATTGCTGGAACTACGGTCAATGTTTCCATGATACAATTGGTCATGGTCAGTACGCCTTCGGCCAGCAACCTGTTCGACATTTTGCCGAAGCTGACCAACGAGGCGCTGGTCACCCAGCGACACCAGCATTCATGGACGCCAACGGTAACCGGCCTGTCCGCCATGCAGTCGCGCATCCGCGTCCGGGCCGTGGTGGGCCTGCTGGTGGACATCACGCTGCGCATCGGTGGCGTGCAGATGGAAAAAGCCCCCTCGGCCACCGAGTTCATGCCGACGCCGGGTGACACCATGCCTGTCACTCGCTTCAGGCCCGGCGGCGCACCTCCGCAGCCCCTCCATATGGGCGGCGACGTGTGGGCCGTGAACATGGAACTGGAAATCTTTGAGACATGAGCAAGACGACCATATCGCTGAACTTCCGGGCGCAGATGCAGCTTCAGGAAAGCGACGAGATGGCAATCATGCTCATCACGCTGAAGCACCCGGACACGACCGAAATCATCCGGTTGAGCGGCGACGACACGGTGGTGCTTTCGAACAATCCCGAGATGGTCTGGGGCACGATCAGCGGCGGCGTGACCTACACCTATCGCCCCTTGAGCCTGCGCCTGCCCACCGACATGGCCGACCGCCCGCCCCGGATGCAACTGGTCGTTGAGAACGTTACCGGGGCCATGGTGGCGTTCACGGCCAGCATGATACAGCGCGGCACCTGCGACCTCGTCATCGTCGCGGCCAGCGCGGTGGACACCGTGCAGATACCTTTCCCGACGATGGATTTGCGTGGGTTCACCCGCAACAGCGACATCATCACATTCGACATCGGGCTGGATGCCGCCGAAGACGAGCCCATCCCGGCGGGCCTGTTCGCCCCGGCGGGTTTTCCGGGGATTTTCGTGTGACCCCGCGTGATTTCGAACCCTACATTGGCATCCCGTGGGAAGACGGGGGCCGCACGCGGGCCGGGGCCGACTGCTGGGGGCTTTTCCGCATGGTCTACGCCGAAGTGCTGGGTATTGAGCTTCCCGCCTACAGCGCCTCTTACCCGACCGCGCTTGACCGGGAGGTGACGACCCGGCTGGTGAACGGCGG